ATGTTGTTAAATTATTAGTTTTATTGGTTAAATAACTGTTATTAAAAAACAAAAGTAGCGTTTTAAAACAAAAGTTTGAGAAAGCTATTCATGAATTAGCGAAAGAACTATGTACAGTTCAGTTTTGATTAAAATATCAATGACTTTTGTTTGACGACATTTTCTGTACATGTCATCGGAAGATGATTATTGCGAGCCCGGGATGATATTTCCGGGCTTTCTTTATTATATTAGGTCAAGACCAGGACGATGACTGAAGCGTGATAACAAAAGGCATATAAGCTCCTGAGAAAAAGAATGTGCATGAAATAATAAAGCCGGGCTAATTACAGTCCGGCTTTTCTGACACTATATAGTACAATCAACGTTCTCAATTCTTATTTATTCTTTTCTATTTTCATTGGGATAATTCGTTTGCTGCCGAATCTTTCATTTAATGTAGGATGAACTTGTTCTTTTAATTCATTCAGTTCTTTACGTAGCTTAAAATACTCGTCTGTTAGGGTAATCAGACGCTTTAATAATAATTCATACATCTCCATAGCTTAAGGATTTTAATTTGTTATTTATATCTTGAGAATCGTTTAATATAAACACTTTCGGAAAATGAAAGTTTCAGGAGGAATGTATGTTTCTTAGCATAAAAAGTGTAATTTATTTTTAGAGGGTTTCAGATTAAGATATAATATGTCGTGTATTGAATACATATGATGAAATTATACGGCTTCTCTCGTGGATGCTTCTGCTTTGAGGCGTGCATTCTCTAATTGAAGAGCTCTGATTTCTTTGTCTCTTTGAGATAGTAATTCTTCTGTTTGACGGGTGTATTCTTCCAGCAGCTTTTCGTAAGTGGTTTTATTGGTGATGCGGTTAGATTCAGGTAGCTCCTCAGTAGAAATAAATATGCTACCTCGGCCGGTGATGATATAGTTAGCATTTACATTAGTATAATGAGAGCAAAATGCGCTGATTATATTAAGAGATGCTCCTGAAACTCCTCTTCGGATTTGAGATATTCTTTCTTTGGTAATTCCTTTAACGTTATTCCAAATAGAATAATCTGATATTCCCATTACATTTATTATTTCTAAAAATCTTTCAGAATATTCATTGTATGCATTCATATTAAATAATTTTTGAGGTGAATAAAAATATCACTATATTTGTATTATAAAACTATAATCCCATGAAAAAGGAAAATGAGAATTTTATAAAACTTAACTATCTGTTTTTGATGTTTGGATTCATCTTAGAAAAAATACTTGATATTTTTTCTAAGTGAATTTGCCTATTAGGTAGCCTATTACTGTGAAAATTGGAGGAATTATAAATTTATTGTATTCTTTCCACCATTTCCTGTAATATTCCCATACATATCCTCCTGAAGAAATAAATTCCGCACCTTTAGCTGATAGGTAGACCTCTATTTCGTCATCCTCAGGGCATACAGGTCCTCTGATATATCGATCTGCTATCATTTCCTTAATTAATCCTATTTTAGTATACCATTCCAATTTAGATAAATTGCCTCTTTTTATTTTGGTATACTCTAAATTGATTTCTTTTAATATTTTATCTTTCTCTCTACTTTTGTGATAGAGATGCAATATTCTAGAATTCCACATATAAAGATGTATCGTTAGCTATAATTGTTAAAAAATTATATAGTGATATTTTTATTCACTTTAAATCTTGTAGTGAATAAAAATATCACTACCTTTGCATTGTCAAAGTCAGTATCTCAGTACCGATTTCCAAATATACAAAAGAAATTTGAAAAATCAATTCTGGGGGATAAGTCTTAAAGGAACTTGGCGTATATTTACTTTTCTCTTTTCACACATATTATAAACTTATCCCTTTCGACACACGTTTTACACAAGAAGCCTTCTTCAATGTGCTCTATATTATAGTCATACACCCTGTTTTTTACAGATCGGCTTTTAGAAATATGGAACCTTTCTACATCCCCCACTTTCATGTTATTAATCGTTTTACTGATCGGCTTGTCTTTTGCAGGGATCATTTCTGTATTATCAATTTTCTCCTTATTACTTAATCGAGTCATAATATTCTTTGTTTTCTTGATATTTCATTGCTATTTGCTTATCACTTGCCTTTCCTCCTAAGTCGTTCTTTATCGCTTCATATTGCTTTTCAGTAAGAGAGTATACTACCTCTTCCGCATATTCGAAACTTCCGGCATATCCCAATAAAACTATTATTGCCGACACGCATAGTGCTGCTTTACTTATTTTATTCATAGTTATTATATGTGATTTTAAATTACTATAAGGGGTGAGGGATAAGTAGGAGTCGAACCTACACAAGTATCGTCCAGTTAAGTTTTCTGCTTGCCCTACTCGCTGTCCCTGGCACGGTCTTGATGACTTCCATTTCTATGCGCACTTGAAACTTCCGTTCATTAGTCTTAGCACCCTATGACCATTTTATCCCTTGGTGGTTGTTCGGAATTTCCGAATAACCATCTATTTAATTTGTTTCCTTCAACGCAACAATACGTTTCTTCGCCCGAATTTTACGGGAAGGAAATCCACCTACTGACGCGAGGCGTCTCGTATATCTTGTTAAGCGTGTGTAGCCGCCCCCAACACTACATACTTTATACCGATTCATATAGGACTGTATCGGACGCTTTACATTAGTTCATAAATCTGTGCTGATTATTATTTTTCATCGTGAAAGGCTTCCCATTACCTACAAGCAGCGCATTACGCTCACGATTATCATGCCGGGTATTCCATCGGACTGTTTCCCCTCGGGCAGTTGCATGATTGCCCCATTGTACGGTACCGTGCATCTTCACACGGAGATGTCCAACATGTCTGCATCCGGAATGTAGAGTTCCGCTCACTAAAAAAGGAGAAGCTGTAAACTGATGCAAGAGCGCTATCAAAATCTACCAAGTTCCTTTAAGACTTTGCGTGTTAAGTAGCCTGTGAAGGTGAACATTGTGAATTTCGTTTTAACTCGATGTCAGTTTTGCGGCTGACAGGGCGGTAAGTATTCTAGGTGAAACGCTGCATATCAGAAAGACAGGTTCGAATCCTGTACCGTCCACGCTCGCGAGGGTAGTTTATTTATTTAGAATTTTAGATTTAGATTATCAAGTCCTGCATCAGGCGTGATGCAGGCATTTTTCTTACCATGATGTTTAATTTTTATATAATATACCAATGAAAGTGACGCTGGATTTATACCAATTGAAGAATATAATATCTGATATGGTGCAAGTAGGGTATATGAATGCGGTGAAATGCTATGAACCGACAAAAGATAGCATCAGTAGGAGAGAAGTGGCCAGATGGTTTGTCAATATGAATTTGGATACCGAGCTTATACGGCAAATGGAGGATGTGGGGTTGATCAAGGGTAAACGAAAAGGTTCCGGCCGGAATTCTCCTATCTATTATTCGAAAGCGGAAATAAAGCAAGCTTTATCTACAATACAAATGAATAAGTATATTAACGTATAGATATTATGACACAATTTGAATTAGAACAGGGCTTAAATGCTCTTCGTAAAGACCTATTTGCAGCCGATAGCATGGATGAAGCAACAGCCTGTAGAGTTTACAACGTAGATTGTAAGGCTGATATTATCGAGGTGATAAAAGAAGAAATTGCGACTTATGAAACCATCCTTTCAAGGTCTGTTGTGGTTGAAGACAGTGGTATGGATTATGATGCTCTTTGTGAAGTTCAAGGATTGAGCCGATACGCATAATACTACTCTTATAAAAGGATGAAAACAATTATAATTATCTTTTAATTCATATAGTTATGGACGGATTAAATTTATATCAAAAGATACAGGCTGTTTCCAACGAGGTAAAGAACATCGAAAAAAATATGACCGTTGGTGCTGGTAGTTATGCCTATAAGGCTGTCCAGGATATAGATGTTACTCTTTGTGTGAAAGATGCCGAAACGAAGTACGGTATAGTAAGTATTCCAGTTAAGCAAGAATTGATTAAATCAGAGGTGATAAGGACTATAAAAAAAGAAAATATAGAATCTATCACTTATGCTGATATCGTTAAGATGACTGTAAGGATCATCAATCTTGATAAACCAGAGGAATATATAGAGGTTGAAAGTTTCGGGCGTGGGCTTGATAGCGGAGATAAGGGATTTGGCAAGGCTTCTACTTATGCAAGAAAATATGCTTTGCTAAACGCATATAAAATAGCAACGGGTGAAGATCCGGATGACGTAAAATCAAAGGAGATGCTTACGATGAAAACACTTGATGAAAAAAGAGTTATAGTGAGCAATTTCTTGTTATCTGACAATAACAAATGCATCAGTTTTCTTCAGCGGTTCAACAAAGGATCTATTGAGGAACTTGATGCAAAAGAGATTGAAATGATTTATGATGGTATGAGAAAGAGAGGTGTTGTATGATAGAAACAATGTATATAGGAAGTGGAGATATTCATGCATTATTATCAGGCAAGAATACGAAATCTCACATCTCTCTTATGCAGCGTTTTGTAAGTGGTGAAAAACCTTATTATAATGCCAAATGCAGTCCTATAGACGCTCTTAGAACCGGTGCTATATTAGAGGAAAGATTTCTTGCTTTCTTGCCTATGTGGTATTTCCCTCAATATGTCGTTCATTGCAAAGAAATGGATGTATTCAAGGCTTCTCTTGATTTTGCAGAGATAAAAGAAGGAAAATTGAATGATTTCATTGAGTTGAAGACTGTTTATCTAAACGATTATGTCGATAACATACAGCCTATAAAAGGGGATAACGCCAAGTTACTTGACTATCTCAAGAAAAAGCATAAATCATACTACAATCAAGTACAGGAGCAATTGTATTGCTCAGGGCTAAATTCATGTACTCTTACGTTCTTATGTGTTAATTCTTATAACGATGAAGAGAATATTCATAGAAAAATATCAGAAGATGATTTTACGAAAGTGAGGATTTCAAGAGATGAGCAAACTATAGAATATATTAAAGAAAGAGGAATGATATTTCAACAAATTAAAGATTTTTATACCAAATAGATTATGACAAATAAAATAACCGGACGTATTTTATCTATCAGCAATACCGTCCAAATCCAATCCAAAAACAGTGGAGCTACATTCACTAAACGGGAGTTCCTGTTGGACGCTACCACCTATGATCCTTATACCAAGGAGCGTAGCGAGTATGAAAATATTATTCCCTTAGAGTTCTCAGGCGATAAATGCACCGAACTGGACCGTTTTAAAACCGGTGATGTTGTTACCGTGTCATTTGTTCTACAGGGGCGTTCCTGGTCTACTCAGGACGGGGAGCTTAAACGTATGGTGTCCATCCGGTGTTATAAAATAGAAGCGCGTGGCGGTGTATCGCAATCCCCACAGACTGCATCGGTACAACAACCAGCACCACAGCCGACTTATCAGCAACCGCAGAACTTTCCGCCACCAGTTGATGCAAATGGTAATGCAAAGGACGATTTACCTTTTTAGTATATGTTGTTCGATTTGAAGAATGATATGGAAGAGATTTGGAAAACAGTAAAAGGTTATAATGGATATTATCAAGTTTCTAATACAGGTAAAGTTCGGAATCCTAATAAGGCGCTTACTCCAAATGTTGGAGTAAAGAACGGATATGTTTATGTTACTTTGAGAAAAGATAAAAGACTGTTACATCGAATTGTTGCAGAAACTTTTATCCCCAATCCATTTAATAAACCAGAGGTAGACCACATTAATGGAATTAGAACGGATAATAATGTTTGTAATTTAAGGTGGGTAACTCGCACGGAAAACAATAATAATCCTATTACTAAAAGCCGTTTTAGTAAATCTGCTAAAGGTAAAGTTATCAATGCAGAAACTAAAAAACGAATGTCAATGAGCCGAAAAGGGGAAAAACATCCAATGTATAATAAAAAGCATTCAAGTTTTTCTAAAAGAAAGATGTCTATAACTCATTCAATTCCAGTTGTGCAATTTGGATTACAAATGAATTATATAGCTGAATTTGAAAGTGCAAAAGTGGCTTCTCTTGAAACACAAGTTGCTGCATCAAGTATCAATGCTTGTACGCTCGGCAAAAGGAAAACGGCTGGTGGCTATATTTGGAAAAAGAAAAATGATATTTAATTTATCAAATCATTATGAAATACCCAAATTCAAGGAGTATGTAAATAAGCTGTTTAGTGAACGTGCGGTGGTGGAAGTGAAAAAGAAACTCCCTAACCGCACGCTTGCCCAAAACAGCTACTTGCATCTTCTTTTAGGGTATTTCGGTAGTGAGTATGGTTGCAGCCTTGACGAAGCCAAAATAGACTTCTATAAGAGGACTTGCAACCGTGATTTATTTGAACGTAAAACGGTCAACAAGAAGGGCAAGGAAGTAATCTACTTGCGCAGTTCAGCCGAACTGACAACAGGTGAAATGACCCTGAGTATTGACCGCTTCCGTAATTGGAGCGCATCGGTGGCAGGTATCTATCTGCCAGCTGCAAATGAACATCAAATGCTGATTTATGCCCAGCAAGAAATTGAACGTAACAAAGAGTTTATTTAGCTATGGAAGATTTATTCGGAAATGAGATAAAGCCAATCAAGATATACAACCGTGATAGTGCCGGTAGATTTTCTGATGAAAAGACAGCGAAGTATGAGCGTGCTTTGAAGGATGCTGGCAAATACAAACAGATGTATCTTGCTGCTCAATCCCGAATGAAAGGAATGGCTAATATGCTGAGGATGAAAGAAGAACTAATTTCTAAAATGAAAAATAATGGATAAATTTTTAGGTCAAGAAATCCCCGAAAAGGAAAGATGGCAGTTCCTACAGGACAATGCCGATGCAGTGGAAGAGATTGGCTATACACATCGGTTTACACCGGATGAATTAGCACAAAAGAAAGAATCTCTTGCTGAAACCTCAATCAAAATCAATGATATTGAGATAGAGAAAAAAGAAGCTATGGAAGCATTTAAGGCTGAATTAAAGCCTTTAAATGAAAAAAAACAGAAACTTCTTGAAAACATAAAGAAAGGCTCTGAATATGTTGAAAATGAAGAGTGTGTGAAGATTCTCTATCATGAAGAAAAAATGGCCGGGTATTACAACAAACTTGGTGAGCTGGTTTATTCCCGTCCTATCATGCCGCAGGAAATGCAAAGAACTATTTTTAATATTAATCGTAAAACAGGAACAGAATCATGAGCGAAAACAAAATCAACTTGGTTGTGCCGAAAGATTATAACGGCAAACCTATCGAAGTAGTGTTAAGAGAAGGTAAAGCACCCGTAGCACTTGACCCGAAAGAACCGGAAAGAGTGGTTATCAATGGAACAATAGACGCACCTTTCAGATGGTTAGAGAAACGTGTCGAACTGATTAATCAGAAAGAGACGAACATTATCGTAAACCGTGATAAGATGGGGCTGTCTCTGACGATTGATGAAACCAGCTACTATCAGACAGAAATCAACGGCATTTTGCAGCCTTCAAAAGAAATGCTGGAGTTCGGCATCAATACAGATAAGAATTGGGAACCTATCAAATTGTCACAGTTTTTGAAGATGCACCGAGCTTTCTTTACTGACAAGTCGCAGAACATGATGCTTGTTTCTACTTTGAAGAGCTTCAAAGCAAAGGTAAACCAAGACATTGAGCGTAGTAAAGAAGAAAACGGAAGCAAAGTGGATAATTACTCACAGGTGGTTGATTCCAACCTTCCAAAATCTTTCAAACTAAACATTCCTCTTTTCAAAGGTTTTGCCAACGAAGAGATAGAAGTTGAGATTTACGCTGATGTGGACGGTCGTGATGTATCTCTTTCTCTTGTGTCCGCTGGTGCAAATGAAGCCATTGAAGAATACAAGAACAAGGTGATTGATGAGCAACTGGATGCTATCAGACAGATTGCACCAGACATTGTAATCGTTGAGGTGTAACAATGAGAAAGCACATTTATTTAATTCTGTTTCTGGTAGTCGGAATATCTATCGGAAACAGAATATTCAATCACCTCAACGCTTGGCTGGGCGTGGTAATAATATCAGCCACAGTGATTTATTTCGTTTATAAACTAATTAAAAATTTGAAGAATGAAAAGATTGATTAATCTAATGCTGGTCTGTATGACCTTAGTGGTATTTGCTTCATGCGAAAGAGTAGCCCCTAATTATGCCGGTGTTCTAATGGAGAACTATGGGAAGCAAGGAAAAGAGGATTTTAAGGTAGTGTCCGGTAAAGTTTCCACTTGGGAATGGGGCACTGAATTGTTTCAAGTTCCATTGTTTGACCAAAGAGGGGAATTTGCTGAACCTGTCACATTGAAGGCTGCTGATAACACTGAATTTAACGCACGTCCTACTTATTCTTATAAAGTTATCAAGAATAGAGCTATAGATGTTGTATTCGATAACAAACATATAGATAAAGCTGATACAGAATCAGGAAAAGACGGGTTTATGCAAAGCCTTGAAGATAATATACTTGAACCTCGTATTTATGATTTAATCAAAGAAGAAAGCCGTAAGCACAAGACAGACAGTTTAATGGCTGACGGTGGTTCTCTTCTTTTTGAAAAGCGGTTGGAGCAGATTGTGGATAAAGAATTTGAGAAAAGAGGGCTTCAATTGCTGACTTTTTCTGCACAGCTTGAATTTTCAAAGGCTGTGCGTGAGAAGATTGATAGTCGTAATGAGGTGAATACCAATATATCTGTATTAGACCAGCAGATTGCAGAGCAGAAGAAACGCAACGAATTGGAGCAATTAAAAACAGAACAGGCTTTAATTACTTCAAGGGGTTTGACTAAAGAAATCCTATATAAACAGTTTATCGACAAATGGGATGGGAAAACGCCAATTTACGGAGCTATTCCCGATTTGATTAAGTTACAGAAATAACTTTGTTAACCTGCCTGCTCAGTCTGTGAAGATATGGCGGGCAAACATGGATAAGTGACAGAATGGTATTGTAAAGAGGCATGCTACACCTCGAAAAACAAATGTAGTGCTGCCCGTAAATCAGGGGTCTGCTCGTAAATAATGCTGATTGGTGGTTCGAGTCCACCCTTATCCTCCCATTTTACTAATTAACATGAATATACGATGAAAACATTCGAAGAACTGAAAGAAGACCTATTAACCCGCGCTAAAAATGCAGGAGCGTGCCAAAGAGGTTATGCAATGGGATTAAGAAGCGAAACTAAAGCTGACTTACTGATAGCTATTACCGAAAATTGGTTTTGGGTATTTAGGGACGAAAAAATAGTTGATGCTGAATACTTGGAAGATAATTTTACCGAAGAAGAATTATTGCAAGCTGGTATTTACATCCGAGGCATACATAAGGTTAAAACTTCTTCATTTGCCTTCGGCAGCGCAACGGTGGAAGCCTTCGGCAGCGCAACGGTGAAAGCCTACGGCAGCGCAACGGTGGAAGCCTGCGGCGATTCTTATGTAGAGGATTGTATAGGGAATATACGTCCCCAGTCAGATTACGCCATAGTTAAGGACTATTATAGCCACAAGATATATATCAAAAAAGGGAAATTTGAAATTATTGAAGTATAAGATAGTTAGTGGTATGGCGGAACAATGAGAGACGCTAATTGAGTACGGTTAATCGTAAAGTGAAATTCTTTGCTAAGTGTTAGATAGGTTGAAACTAAAACCTGACAATCCGTATCAATCCTATCATGCAGGTGCAAGTCCTGCTACCACCACAAACTAAAATTATAAACAATGCCATACTACATAAAAAGAGCCAAGGCTAAGAAGAAAGACAAGCCTTTACCTCTGTTTGATAAAGTAGGGGTAACAGTGAAGAAGAAGCCGGATTTGAAAGCTAAACTCGACAAAGAGTTTTCTCTTTTCATCCGGCTTCGTGATGCAATGCCAAACGGGTATTTTAGATGTATCTCGTGCGGACAGATAAAGCCTTTTACACAAGCAGACTGCGGGCACTATTTCAGTCGTACACACCTGGCAACACGTTTCGATGAAAATAACTGCCATGCTGAGTGCCGTCACTGCAACAGGTTCAAAGCCGACCATTTGGAAGGCTATCGGGTGAATCTAATTGCTAAAATCGGTCAACAGAAGTTTGATTTGCTGAAAGTCAAAGTTGCCAGCACTTCCAAAATGACTGATTTTGAGTACGAACAGCTAATCAAGTATTACAAGGTCCTTAATAAGAAATTACGAAAGGAGAAAGGATTATGAGAACAATTAAATTTAGAGGTAAACGCATCAAGGACGGCAAATGGATATATGGAAATATTGCCAATTATTCTTCTAACTTTTGCTCGTTAAACATTAACAAACTTGTAATCTTTGAGAATATAGCAAGTTTTACAACAGATAACTTCGGATTTGTTGTAAATGATTGTGAAGTTGCCAACAACACAGTCGGGCAGTTTACAGGACTGATTGATAGGAACGGCAAAGAGATTTATGAAGGTGATATTGTACAACTAGACTATATTACAACGAGTGGAAAACACCGCATAGGACTTTCATTTGAGGTTAAATGGTGTACCCAAGAAGGATGCTGGGTCGGATGGGATGGCTTTGTAGAAAACACTCTTCAACAGACACGCAAAATGTTTGTAGTTAAAGGTAATATCCATGACAATCCCGAACTATTGAAAGGAGAAACAGAATGACTTACCAACTACGTGATTACCAACAGAAAGCCTCTGATGCTGCTGTTTCTTTCTTCAACAACAAGGCGAAGAAAACAAATGCCATTATGGTGTTACCTACGGGCAGCGGAAAGTCGCTTATCATAGCGGATATAGCCGCAAGGCTTGACGGCCATACCTTGGTGTTCCAGCCCTCGAAGGAAATACTCGAACAGAATTTCAAGAAACTCTGTTCATACGGCATTCTTGATTGCAGTATCTATTCAGCATCCTTTAACTCAAAGGAGATAAGCCGGATAACATTTGCCACCATCGGCAGTGTGAAGAATCATCCCGAACTGTTTACCCACTTCAAGAACATCATTGTGGATGAATGTCATCTTGTAAACCCCAAAGAGGGAATGTACAAGGATTTTTTTGATGCAGTGAAGTGTAAGGTTCTTGGACTGACAGCAACGCCATACCGTTTAAGCTCCAGCCGTGATTTCGGCTCCATGCTGAAATTTATCACTCGGACAAAACCTCATGTCTTTTCAGAGGTCATTTATCATGTACAGGTATCAACCCTATTAGATATGGGCTACTTGGCGAAGTTGGATTACTATTCAATGAATCCTTCAGGGTGGAACGAACTCAATTTGAAGGTAAATACCACTGGTGCCGACTACACAGATAAGTCAGTCCAAAGAGAATATGAACGAATTGACTTCTACGGTTATCTCGTTCATATCGTCCAAAGGCTGATGAATCCCAAAGCAGGTGGTAAGAGAAAAGGCATTTTAGTATTTACCAAGTTCTTGAAAGAAGCCGAACAGCTTACGTGGTCCATTCCCGGATGCGCTATTGTTTCGGGTGATACTCCCAAATCTACTCGTGAAAGAATCCTTGCTGCGTTCAAATCTGGTGAAATCCCGGTCGTTGCCAATGTCGGAGTTCTGACTACTGGTTTTGATTATCCCGAGCTTGATACGGTTGTTATGGCCCGTCCTACGATGTCACTTGCTATGTGGTATCAGATAGTTGGTCGGGCTATTCGTCCACATCCCCAGAAAGAGGTTGGATGGATTGTAGATTTATGTGGAAACATCAAACGCTTCGGTGAAGTATCTGATTTAAGGCTTGTTGATGGAAGCAATGGCAAATGGGCCGTTTACTCCAAAGGTAGACAACTAACTAATGTGAGATTCTAATATGAAAAGTATAAAAGAAGTAATTAAGGACATTGAGCATATTCCAAAGTGTCCCCAAAGTGGAGAATATAATCTGTATTACCTAATAAAATGTTTGTATGGCACGAATAAGAACAATCAAACCTGAATTTTGGGAAGATGAAAAGATAGGTAAACTACCAATTCCATGCCGTCTTTTCTTTATTGGTTGTTGGAATTTTGCTGATGATTTCGGAGTTATCAAAGGTAATGCTGCATTACTCAAGTCTCAAATATTCCCTTACGATGAAAATTTACGAGTATCTGAAATAAAAAAGTGGATAGATGCCTTAGTGGATGCCCGGATGTTATTACCTATTATTCACGCAGAAGAAAGCTACTACTTTATCCGCACATTCCGTAGTCATCAAGTCCTTGATAAGAGATACGATAAGTCTTATATCGGTAAGGGTATAGTAAAAGAATTGATTAGTAAGGCTTTAAATGATAACGATGTGAACACTACGTCAACACTACGTGATAACGACGTGAACACTACGGAGGAAAAGGAAGAGGAAAAGGAAGATAAGAAAGAATCTCCTAACGGAGATAAGAAAGAAGCCAAAGCTTCTTCATCCGCTTCTTCAAATCCTGATTTTCTAAAATTCAATGACTGGCTAAAACGGAACGCTCCTTATTGTAGCAATGCTAAAAACTTCTCTTCCCAAATCACGGAAGCGGAGTTTCTAAAACTCAAAGAGAAATATACGGGTAAACAGATTGCTGACATCATCGAGCAGATAGAGAATCGAAAGGATCTACGTAAACGATATACTAACCTTTACAGGACTGTATTAAACTGGGCAAAAAAAGAATATGGAAATTAATGTGCAACTACGAGATGAAGATTCTGAGAAGATTGTCTTAGGTACTATTATTACTGAACGCAATGCGCTTGAAGAAGTGAGGGAGTTATTATCCAAGGATTCTTTCTATAATCCATTCCATCTTCAGATATACGAAGCTATCCTTCAAGTGGCATCGTCTGGCAGTCGGCCTGATGTGGTAGCGGTCAAGAATAAACTTATTGCTAATGGGGTGAAGTTTGACCTTATGGAGTATATGCGAATTGCTTCTAACTGTACTTTTGATTTATACCAGTATGCAGCACGGCTGCACGATCTGGCGATAAGACGTAAATTTTGGGATATAGGACAGTATCTTGTATCAAACTCTTATTCAGAAGCAGAGGATATTCTCGATGTCTCTAATTCGGTGAGTAATGAACTTGCATCGCTTTTCAAATCAAGTAGCACTACTATTTCAACCATTAACGATGGACTTGAAAGTGTATATGGCATGATAAATGATAATCTTTTAGGGAATAGACAATTAACGGGTATTCCTACTGGATTTGAAAAAATTGATTCAAAGTCAGGTGGATTGCAAAAATCAGACTTGATAATTATTGCAGGGGAGACAAGCCAAGGTAAAACATCTTTTGCGGTGTCTATTATGCGAAATGCAGCGTCTTTGGGCGCTAAGATAGCTATGTATTCAATGGAGATGAAAAAGGAGCAAATAACGGCTCGCATTCTCTCTATGGAAAGTGGGGTTCCGGCTAATCAAATCATGTATTCGCGTTTGACTGATTCACAGATACAAGCGATAGATGTTGGAGTAGGTAAAATGTCGGGAAAGGGAATATACTTTGATGATAGAAGCACTTCTAATATTGATACTATCATTTCATCTATCCGATATATGAAATTGAAGTTTGGAATAGACGGTGCTATTATCGATTATCTTCAGATCTTGAATGTGAACATGAAGGGAGCTAATAAAGAGCAGCAGATGGGGGATGTGGCTAGGCGATTAAAGAACTTAGCTAAAGAACTTGACATCTGGATTATAGCCCTCTCTCAGTTGAATAGGGATACAATGAATCCGGTTCCTACATTGGGGCGACTTCGTGACAGCGGACAAATAGCGGAAGCTGCCGATGTTGTCATTTTGATCTATCGGCCTGAGGTTAACAATAAATCCTATCCGAACGATTTTTCTAATGTAGATACCAAGGGGACGGCTATGATAGATATTGCTAAAGGACGAAATATTGGACTTCTACGGTTCATATGTGGGTTCAATGCCGCTACGACTTGCTTTTATAATCTTGATTATGTCCCATTATTAGGAGGCAAACAATCTGGTGCAGAGGATGATAATCCATTTTAGATATGGTAGTTACAATTTACTGGGAGAACAAGTCTACTCCTGTTATCCGTAAGAGAATCCGTGATCGATTTGGCATTCCTCATTATATGTCTGTAAATGGTGAGACTCAGGCAGAAATAAGTGAAGAAAATATGTCGGATCTGATGGAGTTGGTTAAACGAGGCTTTATAAGCTTAAGAAATAAATAAATTATGTTAGTAGGAACAACAAATCTTAATACGACGCTCAATATGGCATACGTCCTGACTGACGTCGTGGAAACGCTTCTCTACGATTTGAGGAGTGAAATGGGAAAACAAGGCTATGAATTGCGTCATGATGCAAAACGCAACTTCAACACTGCGATAGCAGCAATTCGTAAATTGAAACTTGATGTTGACAAAACGCAATTATCCACACAGGAAAACTTCGGAAATGACTCCGACTGTCTTCTGGCTTTCATCCGGCTGTTGGTAGACCGCTGCGGTGACGATGACAAGAAGATGTTTGAGTTTTATAATTATATTAAACGATACCCGTCGCAACTCGGCTTACAGCTTTCTGATGAAAAGTGTGTATTTGCACATGTTTTTGAGAATAAATAACTATCAAGACAAATAAGAAAGGAACTAATATGAAATTAACAAAAGAAGAAGATAAAGTAATCTGCAAATTTTTAAAAAATGTATCGGACGAAGGAGGTAAAAGCCTGGTTAGATTAATGCAGTTTGTTCTTATAAAACTATCAGAAGATGCTATTCTGATGAACGCTGCCGAAGTAGTTTTAAGTCAAATTATGGCTTTCGAAGGCGAGAAATACAATACACGCATGGCCATCCAATACTCTAAAGTCGGTGAAAAAACTTTGGAAGAACGTGCATACGAAATAGCTGACCGGATGCTTTCGTTAGGATCTGAAAACTGCGATCTTCGGGAAGAGTTGAAAAAGGCTATTTTAGCCGGATATAATTTGCATCATGAAGATTTCGATGACGAAGAATAATTCAAATTTATAAAGTAATGAACAAAAATATAATCATAAAGAAAGAGAAGCCTATCTGTCAGTTAGATGGGCTTCCGGGAGTAAAAAGACGTAAGGTTGATGCGTATAGTATCAATAATACAAGTGACATTGAATCAACTATCGAACTGGGATATGCGTGTACTTCTGCCGGAGATAATGGAGCTATAAATGTTTGGAAGGATGATGCAGGAATTATTCGCGGTGAATTAATGCGGTACTGTGTAACTGTTGAAAAAAGAACGTTTACCAGCTATGCAGAAGTGGAAAAATGCGTTAGTGATTGGCTTGAAAGGATTAACCCATAACATAACAGAAATGAGCAAAATAACAATATCAGAAAAAGTACAGCAATTTATTTCAGAGCGTACAGATAAAGCAGGTGGCTACTATGAGTATATCGATGTCATAGCACAAAAACATGCCTTAGAAGCTGCAGAAATGGTAAAGCAGGAAACAAAAGAGAAATGTCAAATAGCCTTTCGAAATTTTATGCTTAGAGCAACACTTGCAAATGTTTCCGGTGAATCACTTGACTTTGAAAAAGAGTTTGCAGATACTATGAGTCAAATTTAGCTAATAACAAAAGTAGAAATGAATAAAATAACAGTTGATAATTCAGAATCTTATTGGGAACAGAACGTCAATTATCCTAATGACTATAACTTGATAAAAGTAGAGTATATAATGGGTAAAAGTATGATGTTTGATAAGTGGGAAACAAGAATCTATGGATGGGTTCAAGAAGTGATAGTCGGTGAAAATAGAGGGAAAATCGAAGCAGGCTATCCCGCTCCATACGATGAGGAAACAGGTTCGGATGCTGTTTCCTTAGGTTATTTTGATAATATTGAGGATGCAATGAAAGCTGTTTTAGAAAGTAATCATCCTGATTATAGTGGATATTATATATAACATAAAACCAATAAGAAATGAACACAAGTTTTGAAAGATCGGCTGCTGCTACCGATGAATGGTACACACCGAAAGAAATAATAGACAGTTTAGGCAAATTTGACCTCGACCCGTGCGCTCCCATAAATCCACTTTGGCAGACAGCTAAGATAATGTACAATAAGAGCGATGACGGGTTAACGAAGGAGTGGGCGGGTCGTGTTTGGCTTAATCCTCCTTATTCCCGTCCTCTTATCGGGCAATTTGTTCGCAAGTTAGCGGAGCATGGTAACGGTATAGCATTGCTTTTTAATCGTTGTGATAGTAAGATGTTCCAAGATATCATCTTTGAGAAAGCTACGGCGATGAAGTTCCTCCGAAATCGTATTAGGTTCTATCGCCCAGACGGTACTCGTGGAGATTCGCCCGGTTGTGGTAGCATTTTAATCGCTTTCGGCGAAGAGAATGCAGAAGTATTAAGGACATGCGACCTCACAGGTAAATATGTACGAATCAATTAGGGTAAAACAAAGAAGATATGAAGGAATCACATACAGGCATTGGGATATGCCATTGCCGCCAATGTCGAATGGATAAGAAGCATTGCAGTTCTAAAAAAAGAAAGTTTGAGAAACGGGCTATAAATAAGTTCCGTCGGAAACAATTGAAATTAGATGAAATAATAAAATGCAATCGTTTTGGAAAATATTGGGCTTGATCCCAATGCTTTCCGATTTTAAAAAAGAAAGGGTCTAATTATGAAACAGACATTAGAAGAAGCCGAGAAAGAATATTGCGAAAAGAATTATCCGTATTCAGATTTGAATATAAGGTTGCTGGTGGAAAATGCGTTTGAAGCTGGTGCTGAATGGCAATCAAATCAATCACCTTGGATAAGTGTGAAAGAGAAGGCTGGTTGCGATTCATCGAATGATTGTATTGTAATGGATAGTGATGGTGAGGTATTTAGAGCATGTTTCATCAGAAACAAGTGGCTGAAATATAATCGCGGGTATTATGTGATAGACAATGTGACTCACTGGATGCCTATCCCTTCTTTCGATGAAATACTGGAAGCTAATAGGGATGTATTAGAACGGATTAAAGAGAAAGGAGATTAAATATGAAAGCAAGAGTAAAATCAACAGGGGTTCTAATAGATGTAATTCCGAAAATAAATACCAATGCGTTACATAGTGGAGATAACCTATATGTATGTGATAATATGGTATTCAGAGAGTGTGAACTTGACTTTTTAAATATTGGAAATTCAGCTATTGATTGGGAACAGAGGCGTTATGAAATAGCAAAGGAAACAGTTACTGCAATAATGTCAAATGAAGATTTCTATCATCAGGTTTTATGTGAGGGAGCAGAGCATGGTCAAAGACAAATTCAAACTAATATTGCACGTGCCGCAGTTATATTTGCTGATGCTCTTATTAAAGAATTAAAGAAAGGAGAATAACTATGACCGAAAAACTTGTAACATTAGATACGGCGAAGCTGTTGAAAGAGAAAGGATTTGACGAGCCATGTTCGATAGCTATTAATATTGAAGATGGTAGACAATATGGTACTAGTAGAACAAATAGCGAGTTACCAATAAAAGTATGTTCCCATCCTACTCAATCCGCTGCCCAAAAGTGGTTGCGTGACACTAAATGCCTCCATATTGAAATAAGCTATATGTATGGAGACTATTGGCTTTACGATATTCTGACAATACCTACCCATGATCTGATAGGATTGGAGGACAGAGACTCTGTTCGTTACAACACCTACGAAGAAGCACTTGAAGCAGGAATACAGGAAGCATTAAAACTTATGTGATTATGGAAAATATTAATTTGAATAAATGGCGCGACCGTGCTTATAAGACCGCTTGCGAGTACGGTTTCCATGATAAGGAGCTGATTAAAGAACACTGCCTTTGCCTTGTCATTTCTGAGCTTATGGAAGCTGTGGAAGCGGACCGAAAAGGTAGATTAGGAAAAAATTGTAAACGTCGTTTTGAAATGGAATACAATCGTTACCCTGCATTAGTAGAGGAAGAAAAACGATTTAAGTGCTCGTTTGAAAATAATGTAAAAGATTCACTTCCCGATGAACTTGCCGATGCTGCTATACGACTGTTAGATCTATGTGGGCTACATAACATTGAGTTAGAAAACGATTGTCTGGATGATGAAGTGCTTGAAGAATATTCGCGTATATTCATTAACAAAACATTCACAGAGTCCATTTTCAATATTACTAAAAATCTTATTGATAGAGATATATCCTACTCTCTAATTAAGATTTTCGGGCTTGCTAAGCATCTTGATATTGATTTGCTCTGGCATATTGAACAGAAACAAAGATATAATGAATTAAGACCTATGTTGAACAGAGAAATAATATTTAGAGGAAAAAGAGTTAATGGTGGTGAATGGGTAAATAGCATGACTATCTCCCATGGAACCATCAAAAGAAAAACATATGCTGTTTTCTTTGAGATAGAACCTGAAAAATGGATAGGAGTTATCCCGGAAACAGTAGGCCAGTTCACCGGTATAACAACTTCAGGAGATGGCAACCCAGAACGGATCTATGAACATGATATTGTAGGTTTTGTAGATATTGATCAACATGTTGTGGCAGAAGTGATTTTTGAAAATGGAAGTTTTTGTTTCAGAGATAAAGAAGGACAAGTATACTATCCATGTGACGTACAATGTGTTAGCGTGTTGGGGAATAAGTTTGATAACCCTGGATTAATTAAGGAATTGAAAGGGGAATAACTATGGAAAACAGAAGAAAGTTAGCAATAGCTAATATGTGCCGTTGTTTTTTACACTATCACGGTTTTATAACGGATAGTGAAAATCAAAAAGTTCACCAAAGGATAATGAAATGGCAGGATAAAAATAAGGTTTTCATTTCAGAAGCCCAATTAGAGTCTGTCGATTTTACCTATGATGATAATGCAAAAGAAAAGGAGGACTAACTATGGGATTTACAACACCCTGTTTTATACGAAAGAATAATTCGGAGCTTAGGAATAAATTAAAAGAGCTTGGTTATTATTGCAATCCGTATTTAGGTTGGAATAATCTATACACTTCTATATTTGGAGTTAGAAGTGTTTATTCAATGAGTGATGATATAAATGTTTCCTCTAAAAAAATAGATATTATTGATTGCGGAACCAACGAAGAGCTTTTTATTTCTATAGCTTCATTGAGAGATGATACAGATAAGTTCCAATGGTTTACGGATGGAAATAAATGGATTCAATGCCCAGATATAAAGTTTTCTACTTATTGGGTATATAATAACATTGATATAAACTTAGGCACCATTCATAAGGCTACGGTAGAAGAACTTATTAATCATTTTAAATAAAAGGAAGAAAAATGAATAGAGATCATAATAAATCCCTTTGCATGAAAAGGCTATTGAAATTGCAACATTTTAATAAACTCATAATAAGTGAAGTTGCAGACCTGGGTTATTGTAACGGATATAATACTGTTCTTGATGCAGCTGAAAAGGTTTTGAGTGAGGAGGATTATTTCAAGATTGTGAAGCAATTAGAAAAGGAGGAATAACGATGAAAGGAAAGATATATAAAATAACTATATGCCAGATATCGTTTATGATAGGATGGTTCCCACATGCGGATAAATGGTACCAAAAATTCCAGATTATCTATTAATCTAGTTTTTATATTAGGAGAAAAATAATTATATTTGTAATGTGTATTATGTTATACATAACTCAGACTAACGAAAAGACATGAAGCTAAGACCTAAACAAGAAAAATTCTGTAATCTTTATATTGAGACCAGTAATGCTTCTGAAGCATATAGAAAGGTATATTCGTGCAAAGGCTCCAGTGATAAAACTGTATGGGAGGCAGCATCTAAGTTGGTTTCAAAGCTGTCTCCCAGAATACAGGAGCTCCAAAGTGAATTAAGAAAGAAGTCAAATATTACTAAGGATCGCGTACTTGAGGAATTGCGGTGTATTGCATTTGCTGATATCCGTGATTTCCTGAGTATAAGAAATGGTATGGTGATATTTAAAGATTCATCCGAATGGACTGAAGAAATGGCGCGTGCAGTAGAAAGTGTTAAAATTACCAAGGAGGGGATTGAATTAAAGTTGAATGGTAAGAGTTGGAGCATATCTCGTATTTGCAAGATGCTGGGATATGATGAACCGACAGAAGTTAATATAAAACAAATGTTGCTTGATATTGATACGGGGACGGGGGATTAATGGAAAAGGTATCTATTAGTTATAGAAAGTTTAATCCAAATTTTCATCATCTTAGGGAAGCTATGAAAGATGATGATATAAGGTTTATCTTCCTCTATGGAGGTTCTTCATCGGCAAAGTCTTTTTCTGTAGCTCAGGCTATGTTGATAGAATGTCTTTCAGGGGGTAATAATACGCTTGTATTTAGAAAAGTAGGTTCTTCTATTGCTGATAGTATTTATAAGACTTTTCAGGAGGCGGTAAGGTCCCTTGGAGTATATAGACTATTCTCGTTTAGAGAGAATAAGATTATTTGTTTTAACGGGTCCTACATAACATTTAAGGGATTGGATGATTCTGAGAAAATAAAAGGATTGGAGAGTTATAAATATGTTGTCTGTGAAGAATTGTCAGAGTTTAAAGAAGAAGATTTCAAACAGATAAAGAAGCGTCTTAGAGGCCGGAAAGGACAGAAAATCATTTCAATGTTTAATCCAATTGAGGAAGAGTGTTGGATTAAAAAAAATGTATTTGATAAAGAGCAGTTAAAAGAAGAGTCAAATGACTTGTATGGTATATTGAGAGACAATGAAACAAAGAAGATTCTTCCTAAAGAATTCTCAATGATTGCTAGAAAATGGAAAAATACAGAAAGGCTTTTGAGAAATCCTAGAACTGGAATTGAGGAAGTTCATGCTCCGGATACAGTTATAATGCAATCAACTTACCTCAATAATTTCTGGGTAGTTGGCAGTCCGGACGGGCAATATGGATTTTATGACCGGCAGGCGGTTGCTGATTTTGATAAGGATAGGACAAGAGATTATAATTACTATCGTATATATGCGCTTGGGGAATGGGGTAAAATAAAGACAGGTGGAGAGTTTTTGCATGCATTTGATTCTGGTAAGCATAAGAAGATATGTCCTGTAACAGAAGGAATTCCTTTGCATATTTCTGTTGATAATAATGTTCTCCCATATATCAGTGTATCAATATGGCAACATGAAGAATTGGAGTTAAGGCAAGTTCATGAAATCTGTGCTGAAGATCCGTTTAATACGGTAACTAAAGCAGCCGAGTTGACACGTACATGGCTGGAAGTAATCGGATATGACGATGTGGTATATTTGCATGGAGATGCGAGTACCAGAAGCGGAAATACCATTGATGATGAAAAGAGATCTTTTCTGGATAAATTTATAGATGTGTTGGAAGAAACTTTTCGGGTGGTTGATATAGTCCCTAAAAAGAACCCTCCTGTTGCTATGTCGGGAGAGTTTGTGAATGCTTTATTAGAGGGTTTCCAGGGAATATCTGTGTCTATTGATGAATCATGTAAAAAGTCTATACAAGATTACGAGAATGTAAAGAAAGACACTAATGGAGGAATATTAAAAGCTCGGATTAAGGACAAGATAACCAAACAGAGTTACGAGGAGTTTGGTCATTTAACAGACTGTTTCCGTTATGTGTGTACAGATATATTCCGGGAACAGTTTTTATCATATTCAATGGCAAGGAAGAGAAATACACATAAGAAAGAAAATATGAAATATTATAATGTAGGAATAGCAATAGAAGGAGATTCTATAGTTTATATCATGCCGGATTGCAATGGTAAGTTTATAATGATACATGCGATCTATGGAACTGAGGTCTTTATCGACGGAGTTTTATTTAGAGATGGATTTGATGCCGGATTAATGGAAGAGAAGCTCAAAGAATGGTTACCTGTCAGTACTGTTTTTGAAAGTCATAAATCATATTTCCAATTTGCAAGAGATGTGCGGGAATGGATGGATAATGTGCGGGCTACCAGCTTATATGCGAATATGGACCAAAGAATATCTGCAAATGAAGAATTTATAAAAGAGAGATTTAAATTTAGAAGTGATTATGATGATTATCCTGAATATCTTTCTTTTATGGATTCAGTGATGGATTATAATGGAAAAGAGAACTATGAAGGGATTAATTGCCTGAGTGCTTTGGCTTCGGTAGTTGCAAGAACAATTAGGAATAATCAGTAATTGTTTGATCTTCCGGTTCTCTCTCTACTCTCAGAAAGAGTATAAATAGGATATATCCCTTTACACGCTTTCTGAGCCGGTTCACGTAAGAAGTTCCGGCACCTTCTGAACCTTCCTCTTATTAGTTCTGTTCTATATGATAATAGATGTGATTTAGCTGATAATCATATTGGTATTAGTTAAAATTATCGTCTTGATGGTAAATTTAGTGATGATTTAGTGTGAGATACTGACTGATTTGCTATATTTGCAACGTGATAACATTATAATGTAACGCATCTAAATAATAAATACTGATTTAATATGAATACTCACAGCCCATTAGTAATTGAGGAGCCTTCACTAAAGCTTCTTGAATTTGTGAGGGAGTTGGAGCGCAGGAAATGTGAAACTAAAAATGATCTTTTAACTAAAAAGGATAAGTATTTCCCTACTAAGAAGAAGTAATGAATATCACGTTGCCTATAGGGTATTTGTTTGAATATTAATATCTTATTATTAATAAGTTATGACAAAAAAACATATATTAACGAATGATGAAATACTGAAGTTGAAGGCAGTACTTCTGTATATTATTAGCAAATGTAGCACTATTGATTATTACCATATTTTCAAGATATTATATTTTGCTGATAAAGATCATTATGCAAAATATGGGAGACGAATAGTGAAAGATACTTTTTGTGCTTTAGAATATGGGCCTGTCCCTTCTAATTTATATGATGCGATTAAAATGTCAACTAAGACACTCAAAAATGTTCTGCCTAATAATCCATTAGCAACAATTGCTAAATCTGTTTCCATAGTTGATGAAATATATCCTAATTATCTAAAAGCTTTAGAGAATGCTGATATGGATGAACTATCTAAATCAGATATTGAATGTTTAGATAGGTCTATAGAAGAAAATAAGAGTGCATCTTTTAATGATTTATATTTAAAATCACATGATAGTGCGTGGTCAGAGGCTTGGAATAAAAGAAAATCATCACCAATAAATGAACTATCTTTAGCAAAGGCAGGTGGAGCTAATGAAGCAATGATAGATTATATTAAAGAAGAATTATTTTTGGAATCTCAACTTTGCTAACGTATGGCTTCAATAGGTGAGATGCTGACTCCCGAGAAAAAGGGTGATATAATAGAAAAGAGCTTAAAAATAGGGGATGTATATCGTATGAAACTTACTCAAGAGGAAGGAATATCTCCCAAAAATAAAGACGATAATAGCCGAAACAAATTCTTTATAGTTATAGGGAAAGATAATGATGGAAATGCCATCGGGTTCGTGGTTATCAATAGTAATATCAACCCCAATTTACAACAAGTGATAAAGGATTTACATTATCCAATATCCGCTTCAAAATATAGTTTTCTAAGTAAAGATAGTTTTGTTAACTGTGCGAACTTAAAAGAAATAGAGAAAAATAAGTTTTCAACAAAGTTTGACTCTTCAAAAAACAAAGGATGTATTTGTGAGGATGATTTGGACTTAATTATTGAAGCTGTTCGTTCTTCACCACTTATACCTCCTAAAACCCTGAAACGTTTTGGACTATTATGACAAGTCTTTCAATATATCAAAGCTTATATTACATTTAAAACATGATCGTAGAACATTGCGGAAATACAGAACTACACCCGATATCTCCGATTAAAAACTCAGAAATATCCTATTATAAACCTACATCCGGAGGATTATGGACTTCACCGGTATATTCTAAGTACAAATGGCGTGATTGTTGTATAGAATATGAATGGTTAAATAAAATCCAAAACAGCTTTGAACTTAATATTTCCACGGAACAGATCTTGGTTATAGATAGTTGTCGTGATTTTATAAATGTGGCTAAGGAACGTGTTATATCATTCAATTTAGATAGTGGTCTTATTGATGTTCCTAAAGGTTATATTCCATCATTCAAATTCTTAGATTTCGAAGAATTGTCTAAGTGCTATGATGGGATTTGGCTGACCTATAAAGGAGTAATAGAGACACAATCTTATTTGTCAGGTTGGGACTGTGAAACCGTCCTTTTATTTAATGAAAATCCAATTATAAATTAACTATGGAAGAGAAGTATAGCCTTTCAAACATAACAGAACTGATCAACTGGGGAAAACAATTGCTTGTTTCAGGGAAATATCCGAATGAACTCCAATTGGATAAAGCCTCCAAGATCGTAGACTGCAAATACTATATTGAGTCTATGACAATGATGATCGGAGCCCAGTGGGAGAACCCTACATACTATCCGTGCATTGATCAGTTTTACAAGTTCAGGGAGGTAATAGAAAAAATGGATAAGGCAGCCGAGTAAGCTGCCTTTTTGTTCTATTTTTCATATTGTAAAATTATAACCCCCGTTGTTTTTCTGACTAAGTGCCAGAATTTGGTTCTATTTTTAAGATTCTATAAATAAAGGGAGAGTCTGTTTTGCTCTCCCTTCATCATATTTACCGTCCTGTTTTCTCTATTTTCATGAAGACATTGCGTCTGCTTTTTGCTTCAGCTTGTTTTGTCCGTTCATTGAGGATCAATTTGAGCTCATTGAGTTCCTTGTGCATTCTAAGGATATCGTCGGTAAGTGATACGACACGGCTTAGCAATACCATGTCCATATTGGTATATTTTGAAGTTTCCATATAGCTTTTTTATTTAGAATTTCATTTAGATTAATTTCGTTTCCTTCATCGAGATCCCAGGAGCCGTATTGCTCCCGGGGTGTTCATCCCCTAACAGAGATGTTCGCCTGATTGGTAGTCGAAGCGTTATATATAATCAATCGTTGTAGAAGAACGATTCTCCTTTCTTCCGTGTGAGCCTGTAACCTGTGTACAGACAAACCAATATTAATATAATCTCTATCATAATTTTGGAATATAGTTGTGGCTGTCGGGCATTTAAACCGACCGCTGATAGTTATGTAATAGATTAGGCGGCTGGATTCACCTCACTCTTTATCTGCTTGATGGCTTTCTTCACGTTCCATTCATTCTCGTACAATGCGATGATGAAACGCACACCTTTGGTAGTCCATACTGTATATACACTTGTTCCTGTCGAACCGTCAGAACGTGTGTACGTCTGTGTACGGGTAGAATGTAATCCCCACGTGGAATAAGGAGCATGTAATATCCATTGACCGGACTGTTTATAAAGGATACCTATTTCTTTCATTTTCCTGTGAAGCTTCTCCGCATCCATTCCGATTTGCTTGGCCACCTGTGTGGAGGTAAGTGTGTTGACCGATTGCAAATGGTTATCATAGTAGCTGACTTTCGGAGCGGATTTTTTGATTTCCTTCTCTTGTAATTCGATAGTGATTTGCTTTTGTTGGACTTCTAAAGCCAAACGTTCTTTCTCTTCTTCCGATTGAAGTACCATTAAAGCGAGTTCTTTGCGGGATAATTCATGCTTTGCGACTTTGTGGAACACTTGGCGATAAACCTCAAATACTGGTCTTACTTTGCGAACGATGAAGAACTCCATGCAAGAAACGGTAAGCTTGTACTCATTTGTCGGTCTGCCACCTTTAGGGTTTTCCCCATTTTTGAGGAAAACTTGATAATCAACACCTTCAATAAACTGGCTACTATCTACCAATTCTCTAACAGCATGATCTTTTCTTGGATAAACCAACATCCAAACTTCATCAAGATTGATTGGAAACTCGTTATCTGATTTAGACAATTCGAGAATTGCGTTGAAATAACGCTTGATTTCGCTTTCGCTGCTCTCTTTGGATAAGATTAAATTATTTTCCATGACTGTAAGCATTTAAGTCATTATAGGCAACGGAAAAGCGGTTGCCATATACGCTGCTTACAGTCCAACATACTTTGCTCCGGAGAACAAAACAATGACTACGTATAGACAACCGCCTAATATCCTTAAATATTGAGCATAAAAAATGCCCAATAACCATTGAGCAATTAACCGCTGCTCTGCGAAGCAATAAAGTTTGCCGAACTGTAAGCACCGCAAAGGTACAACAATTCCGTAAATTACCAAACGAAAACCTATTTTTCGGAGCGGATTTCTTGATTTCCTCTGTCTGAATCTTGATGGTGGCTTGCTGCTGCTCGGTTTGGGCTTCGAGCTGTTTTAGGCGTTCCTCTCTTTTGGAAAGAGTGGCTTGTGCGATAGTTAGGGCACGTGCCATGATTTCCTCAGAAGTGTCATCTTGGTGGGTGAAAATGTAGCCTCCGGTCTTGCGGATGGCAGGAATTACCTCCTCACATACCCAATCCTGAAATAATTCTGCGTTTGGAAGTTTGGACTTCATGGTAAGTCTGTACATATCCGATTCGGGTATGATATTCATGTAAGTTCCTTTGTTATAAGGGTGTTCCATTTTAGAACAGTGCTTACAGTGGTCTAAAACTGCTTTTTGAGGAACTGCGTAGCCTAATGCCTTTGCGACATCGCTTGCTACAAAAAAACATTCGCCATCATCTTTTATGATAGTGCGAATTTCACCAAACATGGTGGAGTTGAATACTTGGATACCAGTAGCATCCGATTTCTGATTGATTTGCATAATAAAAAAAAGCGCACGTTCACGGCTGCAAATCAATCATAAGATTAAAATCGAGGGCATTTCTGCTACCTCACCGTTCGTGCGCTATATCTTAATATAACAATATGTCTTTTTATCGGGCATAAAAATAACCCTTACGGATTACATAAGAGTTGCCCACTCTTATAATTGATTTGCACTGCAAATATACAAACTATTTTTGAAAAAAGCAAGAAAAAGAAACTTTTTTACGTTCAAGATAAAGATATATATTGATTTCCTTGTATTTATGGATCGTTGTCATTTATTTTGCAAACATAATATAAACTTATAACGTTATGAAATATCTGTTTTTTTTAATTATTCTAAGTGTCTTATCTTCTTGCGGTAGAAAAACTAAAGAGGATTATAAAAAAGAAATTTATGCAAAACGAGAAGCTGAAGCAGAAGTAAGGTCTGAAGATTTAAATAAAGAAATAGCAATGCTTAAAGCTCAATTATCTAAATATCCTAAAACTGCCGAAGAAAAAGAGGTTGAGCAATCGGAAGCGCAAATGAAAGAGATGGAAGGTGATAATGATTTTTTCTTTAACGAAGGGTTTGACAACAAAGATACATACAAAAAGATAAAACATATTAAATTAAATTTATCTTCAGAATTATCAGAGATTAACGGGAAATATAGGCTTTATAAAGAAGCAAAAAAAATTAATGCTGTTGGCATTGTAAATTATAAGGTTAAGTTTACCCCGTTTGTTGTATCAGGAGACGCCGTTATTCCCAGATAATTTACATCCTCGGAATAACTTTAGATTCGCCCCGTTCCAATTAAGGTTTGGGGCTTTTTATTTCCCAAAAGTTAAATATCTCTTATTGTTTTGAAATATATTTTTGAAAGTTGCATTATAATGTAGTTTCCATAATAAATAAAAAAAGTGCCATCGCCTTTCCCGCTGTTCAACACATTCTCAAATGCTGTGAGTACATTAATACTTCACACGGGGGTACGATAGCACCTAAATATCTTAAGTGAGGTCATAAAAATAACCTGCACAATTATGCAAGTTCACGACCTGCATTTGAGAATATGAATGTTGAACGCTACAAAGTAAAGCATATTTTTGGGAATGGCAAAGAAAAACTAAAAAAAATCTCCATTTCTTTGTATAATTACCAAAAGGTTATTATATTTGCATTGTCATTAAGACAGAGTGCACAATGTGTGATGACGATGAAGAGCTAAAGGCTCGGATTGAAGCTGCGAAAAAAGACCTCAGCTTCTTTTCCCTCAACTGGGATGCAATAAGGGAAACCGAATGGATTTCAGATGAGGAGCTTGAAGATAGTATCAACGATTGCCTTGACGATTTGATTGATGCAGAAAACAAGCTGAAAGAGAAAGGTAGTCCCCCATAAGGGGCTACCGCTTTCTCATAAATATGTAACCAATTAAAATTAACCCATTATGGATGCGAAGAAAGAACTGAAAAAATGGAAAAATGATTTTGCCAATGCCGGGACAGAGCAGGAGAAATCAGAACATAAAAGACGGTTTAAGTCGTTTATAAACTCTTTGTCACCATCCGATAGAAAAGAGTTCGTTACAGAATATAAGAAGGGTGCTATACACGCAATGGAAGAAGCAGATAGATTGGTGAAGATTGCGGAACGGAAAAAGAAGCTGGACGGAGTGCTTGACTTTGCGTCCATGTCCTATATTGCAGAGCACTATTTCGGCAAGTCTCGTCAATGGCTATACCAGCGCATTAATGGCAATACAGTAAACGGGAAACCTGCTGATTTTACACAAGAAGAGCTGAATACATTCTCGTTTGCATTGTCTGAACTTGGCGACCAACTTAAAAAAGCGTCCGTTGCGATATTATAGATAATGTACCGCTGTGAAGCGAGACCGTTTAATTAAGACAACAAAGCCCCATTCCGACACTGTCGGTTTGGGGTTTTATTTGGCAATAAGTTTGTTTGCATAAAAAAATAATTCGGATAAAGCTTGGTAAGTATGTATCTATTTAATTATTTTGCGCAATATTTTTTAATATTAAAATGTTATATTCATGAAACGAACTATTTTATTGTTACTATCTATTGTTTCTGTTCTGTCATTAGCTTCTTGCGGTGATGATGACAAACCTGTTGTACAATCTATCGAAATTTCTAAAAGTGAAGCTTCAGTAAAGATTGGTGAGAAAATAACTCTTACTGTCAGCCATTCGCCAGCAGATTTACCCGCTCCCGAATATGAATGGAATTCTTCTGATGAAACAATTGCAACTGTTGAAAATGGAGTTGTTTATGGCAAAGCCGTTGGAGAAGCAACTATATCAGTATCTTCCTTTAATTTAGGGTTAAAAGATATATGTAAGATTACTGTAACTCCAATTGAGGCAACGGGTATCAAACTATCTGAGAGTGAAAAGACGATGACTACCGGTGAATCATTTCGTTTGGAGTATACGATAGAACCGGAAAATACTACCAACAAAGATGTGGAGTGGGAGTCTTCGGATAAAACTATAGCAACGGTTAACGAAAATGGCGAAGTTACAGCCATTGCCGATGGTGAATGTACTATTACAGTCAAAGTCAAAGGAAGTGATACCTCCGCCAAATGTGTTGTTAAAGTGAACCCTATAAAGGTTACAGGAGTTACATTGAATGAAACAACTAAATCTATTGAAGCCGGTGAGTCATTTACTCTGACAGCTACTGTATCTCCTGAAAATGCAAAGGACAAAAGTATCAAATGGTCTTCCAGCGATCCTAATATCGCAAAGGTAGAAAACGGATTGGTGACTGCATTGGCAAAGGGTACATGTAACATAATTGCCACTACTAATGATGGGAACTTTAAAGCGCAGTGTGCTGTGAATGTTTTGCCTCCTTCAGTAAAAGGAGTTCAGTTTACTGAGTCCTCTATTAAGATATTGAATGGAGAAAATTACACATTAACATATTCTATTTTGCCTGAAAATGCAGAGAATAAAAATGTAAAATTTAGCAGTTCTGCACCCAACATTGTTTCTGTAGACAATAATGGAAAGGTTACAGCATTGAAGGAAGGCACTTCTACGATAACAATAACTACAGAAGATGGTGGGCATACTGCCACTTGCGAAGTTGTATCAGCAGGGATTTCCGATTTTATGGATCTGAGAATAGGTTCTTCATCTATTGTATCCATTAATGGTTATATAACAGGGTCTGTGTATTGTTACATAACCAACACAAGTTCTAAAGAGATATCTCTTACTAAGTTTGAGGTAAAAGATGGATCAACCGGAAATATCGTATTGTACACTGACGAAGCCTCTAAACTAGGCTCTCTTAAGGCTGGACAATCAATTAATCTTGGTGGCCAACTAAGATATGTCTACCTTCCTATATTCACTTGGACATTTACCTATGAGGGTAAAGAGTATCAAGTATCTGAACAATATAAATCTTACTAATATCTTTTTTTCAGGCCGGGAGCAATCCCGGCCTTTTTTATATCTTATCTGTTAGCTGATAAAAAAGGCAATGGAACCTAAATTCCATCGCCTTGAATATGCCTCCAAAGAGGTCTCGTGTAAACAAATGCCGAAATTAAAGTTGTACCGCCAGCATTTCTCTCGCTGCCCTGTGTATGGCTTCCTCTATCTTAGCTTTTTGTGCCTCGGAAGCAAACGCTATCCTCTGCTTGTACTGGCGCATCAAAGAGGGATTAATACCTGCGTACTTTGCAAAAGTAGATACGCTTATAAACTTGAAATTATCAAAGAATGAAGCTATATCATACTTATACTCAAACTCTACATTCTTCAGTTCCTCTGGCACTTCATTACCTTGCTCTTTAAGCATGGTAATATAGTCATCAATACATTCATGTAGTGATCGTTTGGCTTCATCAACGCTTTTTCCTTGACCGTTCAAGTTAAAACCGTCAAATTCCGGAACATAGACACTTATTGTCTTGTCGTCCCACATTTCAACAATAGCAACCGTTTTCATATTCCATTTATTTTATAATTCCGGTAAACAAATGTGCGGGTCATTTAAGACCCGCATCTTTCATCATGCTGTTAAGAGTGCCGCCTTTTATCTCTTGCGAACCATGCCTGCCCACTCGGAAGTATTTTCCCGTTTTCGGGCTGTACCATACGTCATGTTCTTTGCCGTGACTCACGAAATAGCAGCCTATCTTTGCAGCCTTCTTTAAGAACTCTGTTGTTTTCATTTCAAAGAGCATTTGTTTACGGGTGCAAATATAACATATTTGTTATAAATATAATAATAATAGAACATGTTTTTAAGCACACTTGGATGGTAAAGGACCCAAACCTTTTTATTTTTTTAGTCAGTATCTCAGTAAGTAACAATTACATTTTGTTTGTTTATAATATTCTTTAGTTTGTTCGTTTGCTTACTTAATTCTATTATAAACCAATCTGTTAAATGAAATAAAAATAATAAATTCTATAAATAAAAAGTAGGTAGTTTAGGTAAATAATCAATAATATTATCTATATTTGCAGTGGAGAGTATCCACGGCATATAAAGGTATATGCTACCGTAAATCATAAAAGAACGAAAATACATAAAAACGGGAGTGGGTACGCCTTTGGGTGTATCCACTCTTTTTGCATATATGGGTAGCTGGTTTTCAAAAAAGGCAATGAATATGACCGATAAGGTTAATGTGGTTGAGAAGAGAGGTAATGATACATTCTATCTTACCAATCTTTTTGATTCGAAAGGTGCCATCTGGAAGACGGACTTTAACATGTCCCAAGCCATGGATAAAGAAAACGCCTTGGTGTATTGTACTCCGTTCGCTACCGTTATAAGGAAGGTGGGAGCCATGTTTGCAAACGGAAGGGTTTACCTGACAGACTCAGAGGGTAACGATGTCACAGATCCGAAGCTGACCGCCTTGTTTAAGAAACCTAATCCGCTTCAAAATTCCATCGCCTTCTTCTCTCAAATAGAAATGGTTCTCCGGACGTATGGATACTGCCCTATATACACCAACCGTATTTTCAAGAAAGGTATTCCTCGGACGATGTGGATCATCCATCCCATGCATTTCCATCTGACCGGTACCGGGAAATCTCTGGACCAGGTAGATTTGGACGGAATAGTCAAGGAGGCGTACGTTGAGTGCGGGACTGAGAAAAAGGTCCTTAACAAGGAGGAGTATTTTATCATTTACGACAGTGATATCCATATCCCTTGCAATGAAGGTGATGAGATAACGTTCGGTACGGCCGTAGACAGTTTGTCTATTCCTGTTTCTAACTGGATGGCTTCTATGCAGGCAAGTAATTCCCTGATAACGAATGGAGGCCCAAAAGGGATCATTTACAATAACGATAACAGTGAGACAGGTAACGCTTCGCTGAATTCAACCGAACAGGAATCACTTCTTGATAGATTCAAGCGGAAGTACGGGTTGATGAAAAGTCAGTTTCAGATTGCTGTTTCCCGTGCTAAATTGGGATGGATTCCTTTGAATTATAATTCTGACCAGTTGAAACTTCATGAAGAGGATAAGAGGTGTACTGAAAAAATCGCTAATGCTATCGGTCTTAACCCGAGCCTTTTTAATGAAAGTAAGTTTGAGAACCAGGAATCGGCTAAACGTGCCGGTTACCAGGACCTGATCATACCTAACTCAGAAATAATATCGGAAGCTTTTACGGAAAATGTTTGTCCGGAAGGCACTATTATGAAGATTGACTTTTCGCATGTGGAATGTTTACAGACGGATAAGAGTAAGTCTTCGGAAGTATTGCAAAGGGTAATGGATTCCATGATTAAGGGTAAACAAGCCGGTCTTATTACGGGGGATGAAGGAAGAAGCATCTTAGCTGAATATATAGATATTGATCCTGAAAAACCTAAAGGAGAATATGGAAATGAAGAATAAATATAAAGGTAGAATTGGCAAGCAGACTAAGTCCTTTTCGTTTGAGACAAAGGATCTGTCCATTGACAGCGGAAGCCGTAAGATCTCAGGATATGCTGCCATATTTGGCAACATAGACAAGTCCGGAGATATGCTTATAAAAGGATGCTTCTCAAAAAGTATCCAGGACAGGGGACCGGAAAGTCCGGCTAATGATAAGATCATATTTCTGTGGATGCATGATATGAGTGAGCCTATAGGCCGTTTAACTGCATTACGTGAAGATGAAAAGGGCCTGTATTTTGAAGCTTTGATTGACGATGTGGAACGTGGTAACCAGGCTTTGACACAGCTTGAATCCGGAACACTTAACCAATTCTCTATCGGTTATAGATACGTGTGGGAGAAATGTGAGTGGGATGAAGAAAGAAATTGCCTGATCGTAAGAGAGGTTGTCCTTTATGAAATCTCTGTTGTCTCAATCGGTATGAATGGTGAAACGGAGTATATGGGATTAAAGTCAGAAGAGGATTACCAGGACCGATATTGTGAATTGGTGTCCGACATCGACGTCTTATGTAAAGGACTTAACGTCATAAAACAACAAGAGTTACAAAGGATCATTGCTAAAGCTATGTCACTTGCTTCTGCAAGGCCGGAAAGCAATCCGCCAGCAAAGGAAGCCGACGTACGTGGTAAGAAGTCCATGTTTAATAAATTAAAACTAAAACAGGATTGCTTATGAAATTAGGATTTTTGGACCTTATTGACACAAAGGGAATGTCTGAGGATGACAAAAAAGTATGGGAGAAGATGGACAGCGCCTTGGCTGATTCTATCGATAAGGAGATAGGAGAGAAGATCAAGTCTTACCTTAACGATGAACTGAAAATTGAGGATCTGCGTACATCTATTACTGAAGCGGTAAAATCGATCAGCGATTTCAAGAAAGAGAATAGCGAAAGTGCGGTTGATAAGAAAACGTTTGATGAAACTATCAACAGTATCGAGGAAAGCCTTATCCGGATCAAGGCCGCTACGGAAAAGGCCGGGAACGGTGAGATCGCTTTTAAGAGCATCGATAAACAGATTGAGGAACAGCTGAAGGACTTTATCACGGTTGAGAAAGGTGCCAAGGTAGTTGACTTGAAGGGGGCGTGTAAAGCATCTGCCGGCTATAAGAAGAGTATTAATCTGATATTGGATCGCAAAGAGGTTTCTACTGTTACAAGTACGGGGGTTGCACCTCATTACAACAATACGGTAGACACTACTCTTTCCGTTGACCCGAAAGCGGAAACAGTGATCAGGAGATATGCAAACGTAGCAGGAATTAGTACGCGCTCATTGACATATGCTGAGTATAAACCAGGGGAAGGTGATGCAAAATGGGTACCCGAAGGCGGGTTGAAGCCTAGCATGGATGCTACACTTTCCGAGGTCATTATTCCTGCTGGAAAAGTTGCATTGACAGTAAAACTTACGGAGGAAACATTGACTGATTTACCTCAGTTGGTAGCTGAGATAAGATCAGAAATTATTAACCGGATTGGTATTGCAGAAGAAGAAGGTATTATTTCCGGGAGTGGATCAGACGGACAAATTAAAGGAGTATTTAAAGATCTGCCTTCATTTTCATTAACCGGATTCAAAGTAGCTAAGTTTCCTAATATGTATGATGCCATTGTAGCGGCATATACGCAGATTCTTTCTACAAGCAAGATGAATTATCGTCCTAACCTTGTTTTGATGAATCCAATAGACTATGCAATGATGCAGCTTGAGAAGGATTCAAACGGACAATATCTGCGGCCGTTCCGTGTCGGCGATGAACTGATCAGAGGACTTGCGGTGGAAACGTCTACCGCTATTGAACAGGGTAAGTTCCGTATCGGTGATTTCAATTACCTTAACATTCGTGATTTAGCTCAACTGGCAATCACTTTTGGTTGGGAAAACGATGACTTTACAAAGAATAAAGTTACCATGATCGGTGAAAAACGATTGATGGCCTATGTAAAGGCACAGTATAAGACTGCATTTGTGAGTGATTCATTTGCTACAGTAATGGAGGCTATTTCTCCTTCAGTTGGTAGTTAAACATAAAGTTGGATAAATATGGGAAAAGAGTATAACATGGACCTGCATAAGCAGTACGAGGTTGAGTTCATTAAAGACGTGAACTTCTTTAAGAAAGGGGATAAAACGAGTGTGAATATGCCCCTTGCAAGTAAGTTTTTCAAGGACGGAAAGATCCGGGTGCCGAATAACCTGATGCAGGATGCAAAAGAGCTCGGCTGTGAAGAACTGTTCGTTAAACCGGGTGATAATAAATTAAAAGAGTAGCATATGATAATTGACGGTACATACTTTAAGGGGACAACATCTATAGATGGACTGAACGTGGATACGGGGGCTCCTTCAATTACCCGTACTGCAATGAAGGACTATCTTGACAGTTTCATTGATACGTATGAAAAAGAGTATCTGAAATTGGTGTTGGGAAGGGATATGTGCCGTCAATTCATAAACTACCTGAAGGCAGACGGGGAAGATAAGATTGATAAATGGGAAAGGCTAAAAGAGTTTCTAACCAAGGATGGTAAAAGCCCTATCGCAAATTATGTGTTCTTTTTCTTTGTGAGAAGGAACAATGTGCATGTAAGCGATGTGGGCACAACCAGTTCTGATGATGAAGACCATGCCGATCCCAATGTGGTACTTATTCCGGCATGGAATGAAATGGTTGAGATGAATCATGATTTGCTTGATTTCTTATGCAAGGATGACAGCTATGACGGTTTTTCATTTGACCGCTCAATGCTGGAAGAGATTAATTCGTTTGGCTTATGATAGTAATAACGGATGTATTCAGGGAAATAGTAGAGCGTGTCTCAAAGGAGTATGGCAAACATATCTCATATATGTTTGGAGACTGGAGCTACATTTCTGACCAGTTGTTAGTTTGGAGCAAATCAAATGATACTGCGAAGCTAAAATATCCCGCCATATTCCTTTATTCTCCGATCGAAGAGGACAGGACCGGCGAGAAAGGGAAAATGTCATTGGATATACTCCTTGTCGTAAATACATTGCCTTCATATACCAACGAAGAACGTTCGCGTATATCATTCGCAGAATGTCTCAGACCTATTTACGAGATATTGATCAAGGAGATCGGTAAAGAGCCGGCGTTTGATATGGCTTATGTAAAAAGTATCCCGCACATATATGTTGAGAATTACCGGTACGGCAAAGCAGGAGTGACAGGCCCGGACGGAAAGCCATTCAAAGATTATATCGACGGGATAAATATTAAGAATTTGCAGATCACATTAAAAAAAGAGAAGTGTTATGGCGATAGAATTTAGAGAATGTAAGGGGCAGGAAGACTTTAATACCGGAAGATCGAAGTGTATTCTTGATCCCGGAAAGATTAAAGCGGTAATCCTTATTCCACGTGGTTTTAAAATCCCGAACGGACTGACCGCAGAGAAGATAGAAGAGTTGTGTCATGCAGACCGGCCCAACCGTATTTATCCGATAAAGACGGTTGAGGAGTTTGCGCCTACCGGTGGTGAAGCCAATGTAAATGCAACCGGCTATGGTGGCAATAAAATCACCGGCTATTCGGCGTATACAGCGGCGCTTACTTTGGATAATTATGATGCCAGCCTTAAAGCCAATCTTATGATGGCAAAAGGCGTGGAATTTGACGGGGTAATTGTTGATGAAGACAATGTATTGTTCGGAACGAATCGTGATACTACGGGATTGAGTGGTATTCCGCTTTCGGGAGTATATCCGAGCGGCCAGGATTGGGACTCGTCCGGCCAGGAAGCTAATCTGATCGTAAACCTGATGTTTAAAGATTACGAGAAATACATCAAGACAGCAGACATCATGGCCCTGAAGTTTGATGTAGTGGAAGCATTGAAAGGGCTTGTGTTTGTTGACCTGGTGAAAGTGGGAGAGAATAAGTACAAGTTGATTGAGCACTTCGGAGGCCTTAATGTTACGGGGTATTATGCGGACGCTCTTTCCAAGAGTGCCGGAAAATCTTTCGACGGAGGCGTATCAGCAGTATCCTATGCTAATGGTGAGTTGACCGTTACTGCTACAGGCACTCCTTCTTTGAAGAAACCATCGGAGCTCCAGAAGGAAGGCATTATCGGTATTGAGCAGAAAGAGGCGTATGATGCAAGCATTTAACTTATAAATAGGATATAACATGGTTGTAGAAGGTGTGAACTTCATAGAAAATGAAGTCGTGAAGTGGAAACGAAAGGACTTTATCGATACTCACAAAAAGTTATTTTTCCTGGATAGGGAAGAATTTGAAAGGGAAAAGATGCTGGGTGATATTTACGACCGGATTAAGGGTTTGATTCCGGATAAAGGTAAACTGATTGATTGACAGGGTGAAGGGGATGGATTTTTATTAGTTCATCCCCTTTTAAATTACATGGGATATGGCAACATTAAGCGATGCGGCTGATAATTTTAAACTGTTTGTTGGAGGACTTGAGAAAGTTGTAAAACGCACAATTCAGAGTAATGCTGATTTGGTGCAGGACTTTATCCGGCAACAATTGTATTCAGGGGTGAATGGTCGTGGAAAGCCTTTAAGGCCGACATATCTCAATGACCCTTTTTTTAATTCGAAAGATGCCGGCAGATGGTTTCATAATGCTGAAGGATATATGAAGTGGAAGATGGAAAAGACACCTCCGGCTCCTTCTTATCTGTTCTTGCCACCGCGTGACATGAAAACTCCAAACCTCAAAATTCGGGGTGACTACTACTCGTCTATTACTGCTATCCCCATTAATGACGGATTGAGGATAGAATCTGTCGGAGTCTCTTTCGGGGATGATATTGAAAAGAAATACGGCAGTATAATACTGGCCGTAGGTCCCGAAGCATTGGGGCATTTTATGGTTCATTTTATGAATCCCGCATTACGGGAATATTATGCAAAATTCGGTATACTGTGAGCTGTTGGTGTGATAATAAAAAAAGGATGCAGGATATAGAGAGAGTCCGAAGCCTTGCACGCATAGCTGCCAAGATGGATCACTCTGTGTATGTGCTGTACGAAAGGAAAGACGGAACCTTTGATTTTCTACCGGAAGGTATTGAATTCTATGGAACGTTTGTTGAATTGGTATTTTATTAGAATAAGAAGTAGTAACCATCGTGTGAAGGGGCACGATACAAAATTTTAAATTATGGCGAATGAATTTAAAATAACGGATATTGTTGATAAAAAAGCTTTTGATGAATTAACTAGCCTGATTGCTAAATTTAATGAAACCAAAGAGGCTTATGTGAATCTTACCAAAGATTTGGCAGGAGGTCTCAGAGTAAAACCGGGGGATCTTAAGGAATTAGCGGATAAAACAGAGAAGTATACTAATATAATGAACCAATTAGTTACTACTCAGAATAAACTGTCTGATATACAAGGTAGATACAAGGGTGTTTTAAATGATCTAAATAAGAATATGAAAGAATTCTTATCATTGTCATCCTTATCAGGAAAGTTTGATTCTCTCACAAGTGCAATAAATAAGGCTTCTGATGCTTTAAAAATCGCATTTGAAGCTCAAAAGGATAATGCTCAAACTACTCAAAGGCAGGCTCAAGCCATGCAATCCGCAAGTTCATCTATTTCATTGACAAGTAGTGCTTATGCGGAGATTCTAAATACCGTAACTTCTTATGATAATAAAGCAAAAGAACTAAATGAAAGGTTGTCTGCTAATAAAATCAGGCTTGATGAAATAAGGAGAGAGCTATCTGAACTATCAAAAGAACTATCTAAGGGTATAATAAGCCAACAAGAATATTTGAACAAAGTATCAGATCTTACAATTAAAGAACGAGATCTTGTACAGCAGAATAAACAGTATACATCTCTTCTGAATGCACATTCAAAAGCCATGGTTTCTACAGCCGGGAGCTATAATGAAATGAGCGCAGCAGTAGTACAATTAGAAAATAGATTTAGAAATTTGTCTGAAGCTCAAAGACAAGGAGATCAAGGAGTCGGTTTAATAAAGCAGATTAAGCAACTAAAAGATGAATTAAAGGCCATTGACGCTCAAATGGGTAATTATCAAAGAAATGTAGGTAACTATACATCACATTGGAATGGATTAAACGCATCTGTCCAGCAAGTGGCCAGAGAGTTGCCTTCATTAGCAGTAGGATGGAATGCTTTCTTTCTTGCTATCTCTAATAACTTGCCTATAATGGCTAATGAAATAAAACGTGCAAGAGATGAGTTTAAGGCTTTGCAAGAATCCGGTCAGAAAGGGGTTCCCGTATGGAAACAACTAACTAAATCTATCCTTAATTGGCAAACAGCATTGGTAGTAGGTATTACATTGTTATCTGTGTATGGAAAGGATATAATGAATTGGATAGAAAACTTATTTAAAGCGAAAGAAGTCACAGGGGACTTGATTGACTATGAAAATAAATTGCTAATAGCTAGGCAAAAAGGAATTCAAGATATATCTAGAGAAACGACTAAGCTAGATCTTCTTTATAAAACAACTCAAGATACAAATAAATCTATGAAGGAACGTCTTGCAGCAGCTAATGCGTTACAGAAGATGTCACCTGATTATTTAGGTAATATGAAGAAAGAAAGTATATTAGCTGGAGAGGCTAAAGAAGCGTATATGCAATTGAGAAAAGAGTTGGTGGCTTCTGCGATAGCACGTGCACAGTTAGATGAAATGACTAAAATTGCAGCCCAGAGATATAAGGCATGGGTTAAAGAAAGAAATGCTTATGTTTCATATTTAAGATCGGAAAACGAACTTAGCAAGAATAATAGTGATCTACAAAAAACAATAACATTAAATGCAAAAAAACAATGGGAAAATGCAAAAGATAGTTTGAGTGATTACGATAAAGCTCTTAAAGGTATGTCTGAGAGTATTGACGTAGACGCTTTGGTAAATGATTCCAATGACGCTAATAAAAAGGAGGCTGAGGAATATGCAAATTACATGAAGAACATAGAGAGTGAATTGACTAAAACCAGAATAGCTCTAATCGAGGATCGTAGAAAAGCAGAGATTGCCAGTGTAGAAAATACTTATAAAGAGAATATCAATAAAATAAAAGGATATTCAGCCAAAGAAAATCAGTTAAGATCCCAATATGAAGAAGAGAAAAATAAAAATATCAGAGATATTAATGAAAAATATGACTTGGAAAGGGAGGAGTATGAATCAGATTTAGAAAAGCGAAGCATTGAATTAAAACTGGATACTATTAAAAACAATTCGGAAAAAGAGCTTGAATATAAACTCGATTTATTACTAAGGATGAATGAAATCTTACGTGAAGAGGAAATCCGTGAAGCGGAAAGGAGAGGTGAAGATGTAGAATTGATTAATAAAAAATATGATGCAAGATTTTCATCTATAATTCAAGATAATATATCAGAGCGTTTAGGGTTGATAAAAAAAGGTACCGACAGGGAACTTGATATATTGGATACAAATTCCTTGAAGGAGATTAATGCTTTAAATAAACAATATAAACAAGGGGAAATAAACGAAAAACAGTATAGGGATGGGATATATAGAATCACTAAAGAATCTGGGGAAGCAAAGTTAAAGCTTTTATTGAAAGAAGCGGAGGCAGAACTGGCCTTATCTTCTGACCTCCCTCAAGAGAAGGTTGATGAGATTCAACGGAGAATAGATAAGATTAAGGCTCAGATTGAGGACTTTGGTAATGACATGGATAATGATGAAAATAATCCTGGGAAAAGATGGGCGGATGATTTTAATAATTCTTTGGGCAATTTATCTTCATCTGCCAATAAATATTTGGGGGACTCTGCCAATATATTTAATGCTCTGGGCGATATCATAGGAGAAATTACCGCAAAAATGGATGATGCAGGAGACAGTGTACTTAATTTTTGGGGCAAACTCGATGACAAAGGCAAATTATCCTTTGTGTTGTCTTCATTTGCAAAGATACAAGATGGAATTACTTCTATTATGACAGATATTTATGATGCCAGGATAAAACGTGTGGAAGAGGAACAGGAAGCTAATGAAGAAGCTGGCGAAAAAGAACTGGAGAGAATTGAAAAGTTGGAAAACTCTGGTGTCATCACTAAAGAAGAAGCTGAAGCAAGAAAAAGAGCGGCAGAACAAACTACTGCGAATAAGAATAAAGAACTGGAGAAAAAGAAAGAGGCTCTCCAGCAGAAACAGGCCAAATGGGAGAAGGCTAATGCGATCAGTCAATCTATCATAGCTACTGCACTGGCTGTTTCAAGGGCCCTCCCGAATATGGTTCTGGCTGCATTGGTTGGAGCATTGGGAGCTGCCCAGCTTGCGACTATTATTGCTCAGCCTATTCCCAAATATGCTAAGGGTACAGATAACCATCCCGGTGGGTTAGCTATTGTAGGAGATGGAGGTAAACATGAAGCTGTTGTAACTGACAGGGGAGCTTATATAACTCCTAATGTTCCTACTTTGATTGATTTGCCGCGTCGGGCAAAGGTTATTCCCGATGTAGATATAGAGAGGCGCAGTGATTTCCTGCCTCCTTTTGACAGGTTAGCTTTGTATCGCAGCATGAACTTGCGTTCAGACATAGGTGCTTTGATGAAGGATGCCGAGAGGATGGGTGAGCCTATTACTGTGAATGTGAATAATGATTATAGAAAGTTGGAGCGTGAGATGCAGTCGTTAAACCGTTCGTTTGAAAAGATGGCTAAATACCAGAAGAAGGCTGCAAAAGAAGCCGAGCTAAGAAATATATCAAATCGTATTTAATATGATATACACAGATCTTGATAGAATATCCCTCAGAAGATTCATAGATGTATTTTGTGGAAATTCGGACGCCGTGTGTGAAGGAGATTATAGTGAAGATGAAAAGCAGAAAGCGGCGTCCGGATTGGTTAATGAATATATGTCTATAGTTGGGAAGAAGGGAATATTGGCTGAAGTTTCTAAGAAGAATGAAATTATCAGCCTTGTGATAAAGATACAGTTGATGAACTGCTGCCGTTACCTTACTGAAGAGAAGGAGTGGTCTACGGTTTGTTTGATTCTTAATGATATAGGATATAGTCTTGATCCTAATGATCACAATAAGATATGCAGCAGGATTGAAGCTATTTTATCTAACAGTAGATTTCGGGTGGATAAGATCATGTCAGAACAATCCGACCTCCCTAAGTCGGCTATTATGGATAGGGATTACTTTGTGAGAGAAAGAGTGGCCGTAATGCAACATTTCAATATGCATATTGATCCGGATTCATTTTCCGCAAAGGAATATGCCTATATGGTAAAGAGGATGTGTGATGATGTTGATTTGCGTCTGAAATCATTAAAAAGAAAATAATATGTATTATAAATGTGAGTTGTTAGTTGATGGATACTCGTATCAGGTAACGGATAACCTGGTCAATTGGGATGACATAACCACTTCTTTTAAGAGGGGGGATTATGATGGAGTCGTAAGATCGTTCTCTACAAAGTTTGAATTTTCTAATGCTGCATATAATTTATTAAAACGCGTATTCCGGGATAAATATCTGCAAGCATCTGCGAGTGTGGTGTTTTACACAAGAAATAATAGCTGGTTATGGAATGAAAGATTCCGGTGTTCGTTAGATTTCTCCACATTTCAAGATAATGGGAATACCATATCTATCAGTGCTGTAGATGACAGCCTGGCCGCATTGATAAAAGCTAAAAAGGGAACACAGTATGAATATGCTGTGAGCGAACTTACAGAAGGCAAATACTTGTACTATGACGGTATAAAAATGAACCAGAATGTGAACTGGTTAGTTGCCGGGAATAGCATTGAGGATTCAACGGACGTGTCAGTGGAGATACGGGCAGATTTGGGATCTAAATACTTTCCATTAGCTGTGAAGTCAAGTGAGGTATCTATAGGTGGATATATTACATATGGAGATACCTTTCAGCAAGATGCATCTAAAAATGATAAAGACACTTTCCTTTTCAGAGCAGAAAGGAATATTACCTGCTTTTTAAGTGTATCTATTTCATTCAATGTTCCAGCAAATAAGGCATTATCTATGACATTGGAAAAAATAGGGGCAGATGGAAATATAACAGAGCTGACAAGAACAGTTATTAATGACGAACACCCTGAGACTATATTTATACTTTCATATATGAAAGATATATCACTGCTTGAAGGGGATTATTGCTTTATAAGATATAGTTCGGTATATAACATGACTTTGACTATCAGGGACCCTTATATTAGTCTAAATTGGGATGCAAGAATAATACCGGTCAACATTGATATAGTTACTCCTGTCAAGCTTCTAAACCGGCTTCTTCAAAGTATAAATGGAGGGCGGGAAGGAATTACAGGAGAGATCGTTTCAGGGGTAGACAAGAGATTGGATGAATGTATGATAATTCCTGCTGAGAGTGCAAGAGGTCTGAAAAAGGCAAAATTATATTGTTCGTATACAAAGTTTGTTGATTGGATGCAGTCGGAGTTTGGCTTTGTTCCTGTGATAGGGGAAGACAAGGTTACATTTGTACATAGAAGTAGTCTGTTTTCAAAAAACATAGTAAAAGATTTCGGTGACAATATACGGTCGTTTGAATATAGCGTAAATTCTTCCTTGATTTATTCCCGGGTACGGGCCGGTTATGACAAACAGGATTATGACAGTGTGAACGGACGTGATGAATTTCATTTCACAAATGAATATAGTACCGGAGTGACCTTGGCTGATAATTCCCTTGAATTGATAAGCCCGTTTCGGGCTGACGCATACGGAATAGAGTTTTTGGTTCAGAAAAGGGGAGAGGATACTACGGATAGTGACAGCGACAATGATGTATTCTTTGTTAATGCAAGGCTTGCTTCAATAGATGGCGGATACCGTCTTATACGTAAGATAAATGGTGGTCCATCCATTTCCGGGGTAATAAGTCCCGATACAATGTTTAATGCTGTATACTCTCCACGTTATATGATAGAGGCTAACCGGAAGTTTATTGGTGCATTTACCAACACATTGGACTTTGCGTCTTCTGATGGTAACAGTGACGTGGTTATTGATGGAGTATCCGAGAAAACGGATATCCAGTTGACGGAAGGAGAGAGGCTGTTTACTGTTGGCGAGGTTTCAGTAGAGTCTGGAGATATGAAAGCTCCTGATGATCTCACAGGATTAATATCTATAGAGAAAGGAGGAGAAACATATCATGGGTATATTAAAGACGGTAAGTTTAATTACGGCCGTTCTGAAGCTGCTAAATATACTTTGATAGTGGAGAGTATAAAATAAGGTGAAATTGTTCATAATTACGTTTTTAATTCATATATTTGCTACGATAACACAGGTCAAGAGGCTTGTAACCCAAATTCGGACTAAAGGACTATGATTAAGATAGGTGATATATGCCCATTGTTCTTTTCGCCAGTTAAGGACAAATATGCAATCGATGTAGATTACATTCAGAGGTTTCATACAACTGATAAAATACTCCTGCAAATATTTGCGGATGACGGTGAAGTAGCTTCAGCCTCTCTTAACGATCTTATCAAAGGAACTTCTTCCAATATCCAATTCCAGACTTATGAGGTAAATGCATCTGTTATGATGTATTATGTCGTGTTTACTTCACTTCCGGATTCAGTCTATAGTATAACTTTTGAAAGGAAAGAATCTGAGCCATTTGAAGTATGTTCCGATTCCAATATCCTGGAAGAAACCGCACTGATTCGCTATTCACACAAAGATAATAATTCTGCTTTTGATAATATCTTCTGGATAGGAGATACTCAACAGGTATTCGAATGGAGAGTGGAAGCTGGGTTTAAGCCGGCAGGATATTCCGCAAAGATAGATAATGAACAATACCGCAATCAAAGACAAGAAATAGAAGAGTTATATGCTGTTCCCTATGATTCGTATGTACTTACAATAGGAAACTCGTGTGGTGTCCCGTATTGGTTCGGAAGGCATCTTAACCGGATATTGTGTGTGTCTATGTTTGATGTGAATGGAGAGAGATATGTAAGATCCGAGAATTCTGTTCCAGAGATAAGTCAGGTTATGGAAGACAGCCAAATGTTTTTCGTGACTATTGCATTGGAACCACAGGAAAATTCTATTTCCGGTGTTGGCGGTGCTCCTGAGCAGGCGAGCAGCGCATCTATTGTCGGTTTTGTCGTAAATAACCCGAAGGAGGGGGAAATGTTGAAATATAAAGAAAGCGAAGCAGCATTCATAAATACTTCACGAATTTGACATGAAAAAGAATATAAGCAAAATACAATGGTTTGGTTCAGAAATTGAAAACGGGAAAGCAAAAGCTCCCGTCATTTCTCCTGATTCTATGTCGCATTTGGAAGGGCTTAATCAAGGAGAATTTTATATCTGTAATGCAGACGAAGATCCGGCTATATTTATACGTACCAACAGGGATAATGTAGTAGCATTTAAGCTTGCTGCGGATGTTGACATGGAGGCTTTGAAAAAGGTTTTTCTCCGGAAAGACCAAAACGACACCACCCCTTACAAACTGACCATCCGTGGTGGCATTGAAACCGGTTGGGACCAATCTCAGGCAGAGCCTACCGCTTCTCTCTCTGAGGATGGTATATTAAACGCTGCCGCAGCTATATTGAAAGAATACATCTCTTCTCCGAAGTTTATTCCGGGATTTACAGGAGAAGGTGCCAAACTTTATAAGGACGAAGCCGGTAACTGGACTTTGGAATGTGACATCGTTACCGTCCGCAAGATGATGAAGGTATTTGAACTGATCATTCAGAAAATACGTTCGGTTAACGGTGCCTTGGTGATCAGCCAGAGCAACAGTAAGGTTGTAGAGGTGACGGAAGATGGCGAGTATTACGTCCTCGACTTCGGTGACGATCAGCCAACATTTCAAGCGCATGACCTTGTAAGACACCAAGTATTTAGCGGAAACGAAGTAGAATACTATTGGGTAGAGATTGATCGTGCAGAAGGCTCTAAGGTTTGGATTCTGAAAAGTGAGTTTAACGGTGTGGTGCCTAAACAGGATGACGAATTGGTACAAATGGGCAACACTCAGAATGTGGCCCGACAGAGCTTGATTTATTTATCTGCCGAGGAAGGCAGCCCACAGAATGAAGGTTTGGGTGAATATTCGTCTTTGCCGGCTACTGTAGAGGATGAAACGCAGACTATTCACACTATATATGCCGGTACAGCAGATGGAAAGTATTTTAAGTCGGACTTGATAGTTGCGGCTGACTTTAGTACAGCCAGCCTTAATTTCTACAAGTCAGCTTTACTCACTTCTCCCGTATGGACGAAACTAAACGCTACACCTTATGAATTTACCCTATTGCAGGATTTGTTCTACTGGAATGGCGGGTATGTCTATGTAGCTGATATTTACTCGACCGAGACATTATCGGCGATAGGATATTCTTCCGACATCAACAACTTGTTTACCGGTGCCATGGCTGTAAGCGATTTGGATGCCGGCGTTAACTTCTACACCTATGAAAAAGGAAACATGGGTTTTGACGATGATCATTTCTACATCGGTTGGCGTGGAAGTAAAAGCAGCAGGGATTATATGGTCAAGTTTGCCATAGACAAGTCCGGAACTGTCACCCTGTATAAAGAGGATATGGTCTATACAAAGGCTATGCGTATCAGTGGAAATTATATGTTATCTTCAGACAGACTGTCTTTGGAAGTTAGGAATCTTAAGGATTCTCAGTTCTCCGTATATGACATAGATGATACCATGACTGATGCCATCTGCTACAAATCCGGTTGCTTCCTTGTGTTTACTTCAAAGAGCTACTATTCTATTGAAAATGGAAGTATAACGAAGAAGGAATATGATTTAGGAGGTAAGACAATAGGGACTGTCTCTAATAGCGCCTTAGTTAGCGGTGTGGTGTATGCTTACACTACTAAAGGCTATGTATTGACTTTTAAGGACGGTGCCCAGATAAGCACCCCGGAACTGTTTGCCGGTTCAGAGCAAAACGGAGAAGCCGGCCGGATTTTCAATGACGGTAAAAATGTGATTGTCGATATATCTACGCCTAACGCTTATTTTGCTCCTGTTGTCCAGCCGGTCGCCAACGGTCATCCTGTGATCGATATATTGGATGGGGTTAATTCAAAGACGTTTGAAGGGAAGTTGAAAACGAGAATAGGATATTTAGGAGGCATTACGGATACTGATTTTCCCGCAAGTTATCAACCTTCAGGATATGGTATATACTCTATCAACGCTTTCCTAAAAGGCATCTTCATCCTTCGCAACGGAAAGACCATCGAACAGGAGTTTGAGTCAACCAACAAGGAAATAGACATCGCCAAAACCGATGCAAAAGCTGCTCAGGACAGATTAAACACTTGGGCAGATGATGGTGTTATATCCCCGACAGAGAAGACTGCTTTAAAACAGGAGATGGAGGCTTTGAAAGCGGAGAGAGATTCCATCCTTGCTAACGCGTCCCGGTATGGGATTGATACCGTTGCTTATCGGAATGCTTTCAACGATTACTATCATGTGCTTGAGACACATTCGGCAAGTGAGCCTGAAAATATACCGGTCAGTGCTTCATTCAAGACTCTTCAACAGGCTTATTATGATCAGCAGAGGGTAATTATAGACGCTATCAATTCTGCTTCATATTCGTACGTAGGGGAAAAGGTTAAGATTGAGACTGACACGATTATGGAGGCTTTGCCCGGACAGATTACGTTGGCTGTGAAGGGTGAGGTTAGTAAGGTGAAAGTTGCTGATGTCAATTTATTAAATGGTGCCTATACAGAGAAAGCAAATCTATCTTATAGGTTTGCAGCTTATCATTATGATACTCCTGTGGTTGATGGCAAGGAATACACTTTGACCGTATGCTACACTATTGGGAGTGGTAATACCAATATAGGTGTTTACTCTAATGCTGGTACAAACACGATAGCAAATCTCACAACTAAGGGAGAAAGAGTTGTAGAAAGCACAAAAGTGACCATGAAAGGATATAAGCCGGGTGAAGATTTGTCTTTCTTTCAATTTCCGAACGGAACTTTCGGTTCAAAAGTGCATTGGGCTGTTCTTACTGATGGTAACATAGGAGTAACGCAGTGGATTCCTGCTGCAAGCGAGCGAGTTGCAGGTATTAAGAACTTATGCTCTTTTAAACGTATTACTGATGCGGGATTTACTTATGCTTCAGACTACAAAGAAGACGGAACAATGTTAATTGATGCACCTGTTTTGCATAAAGAATCGCTTTTGGTTAATAAGGATATGTTTGGGTTAACTTATTCCTCTGACAAAAGATATTATATATTTGTAGACCATTTTACACCACAGGAAACTATTCCAAGTGACACGAGAGCTGTTTTTTTTAGAGTGATTTATACGGATGGTTCTTCTTCTGATATATCAGTATTTAACGATCACATAGAGAATAATTTCTTATTATCTAATAAGTCTATAAGTAGAATAATTGGTAGTTATGGAACAGGAGTAAACGTACGCATGCGTATTGGCGTATTTGAAACCAACACTCCTGTAACCTGGAGCCCAGCTCCCGAAGATCTTAACTACATTGCCAAGACCTACACCGACTCAGAGATAAAAGTTACGAAAGGGTTAATTGAAAGCAAAGTCTCCCAAACCGATTTTGACGCTCTCGGACAGGTTGTATCCAATCAGGGCACTGAGATTTCTCAGACCAAAACGGATATCAACCTTGTGTCAACGGTATCGGGCAATGCACGTTTGATTGCCCTTGCTATGAGTAAGGGGAAGATGTTGAATCGCGATCCGGAGTTTAGAAGCGGGATGAATAGCATTAGAGACTACAATAATAGTGGTAATGGTATGGTTGCAGTTGAAAGAGCGGCAGATATTAATTTGCCTAATCAATCCGGATATAAAATTAAAATTACGACGTCTGGGGCTGTACAACCGGGTTTGGGTGGGTTCTTTTTCGGAACTCAAACGCGCGCTAATGCCGTATTTATAACTCGCTTTATTGCATGGGTTCCTGTTGGATATAAAATTGAGTGGGCTACAAATGCTATGGGTAGCGGTGGCACATCGAAATGGCTCACTAACAATGTTGGCACTGGTGATTGGGAAGAATATGCGTATTATGTCAAGTGCGGTTCAAGTGGTACATTCTCTTCTACTAATTATTTCTATTTAGCGGGAGGTGATGGCAGTTTACCCGTCACCTGGTACCTTGCCTTTGCCACGGTCTACGATGCCGGCTCTATTGATGACACTCCTACAAAAGATGAACTGAAGACGGGAATCACTATTAAGCCGGGTGCTATCAATATATTCGGGCAGGATATCAGTATCGCCGGCATGGTTACTTTTTCCGGCTTGTCGGCATCCGAACAGCAAAATTTCAAGGGTAATACTGGGCCGCAAGGCCCGCAGGGTCCTAAAGGAGATACCGGCGCACAAGGATTACAAGGTCCTGCTGGTACTAAAGGTCCGCAAGGGGATAGGGGACCGCAAGGACTTCAGGGGCCACAGGGCGCAACCGGTCCTCAGGGACCACAAGGACCGCAAGGTCCGCAAGGACTATTGGATGAAACCGCCATGCTTTCCTTGAAAAATAGTATTGCTTCCAATATCGGGTATTCTTCTTGGCAGGATATGGTAAACCATGCATCAGCGCAACCTCGACAGACAGTAGTAGTTGGAGGATATATAAATACAGTTTTGATAGATGCAACCGCAATCGTTACCAATGCCTTAGCGGCTGGTCGAATTACAACAGGAAATCTTACAGTAACGAATGGTGCTCAAATTGGCGGCTGGAGCATAGAGGGTAACTCTATTGTAACAAGAAACGCAGCTTCTGCAAAGATCATAGTAGAACCTTCCGGGACTCGTTTTTTACGTATTAATGACTCCTCAAGTGAGTTAATGACCTTACGTGCGGACGGTATAACTGGAATTAGAATATACACACAAGATACAACGGGAAAATGTTTAAGTATGGCGGCTCAGACCGGAGGTACTGCTATTGAAAGTTCAGGTTCACATATTTTTCGACAACGTAATTCTGAGTCATGGAACGCTCCTGGTATTCTTTGCGGTGTTTATGTGTATGCTGCTGGCACTGGTAACCAATTTTGGGGGAATGGTTGTACAGTTGGTACAGTAAGTAATATATCAACCGGAAGGTACCGTATCTATCATAATTTATATCACACACAATATTCGGCGATTATACAGGCCTCAGATGACAATGGATGGTGTTTTGGCATGGTAAAGAGTATTACTAGAACTTACCTTGAAGTGCATTTGGTCGATGCTAACCAAGGAGATAGAAACGTAAATTTCTACTTGTATTTAGTAGGTCGTAATGTCTGGTAAGTAAGGAGATAATTATTAAATCAAAATATATAGAGTATGAAAATAGATTTTAGAAAGATCGTGGTTAACGATATCGAA